TAAGCCTATTGAACCACCTAAGCCTATTGAACCACCTAAGCCTATTGAACCACCTAAGCCTATTGAACCACCTAAGCCTATTGAACCACCTAAGCCTATTGAACCACCTAAGCCTATTGAACCGCCCGTAATGCCCCCTAACCCTATAACACCAACTAGCCCATCGGTAGATTTAACACCAATTAATAATCAGTTAAATGAATTAAAAACAAGTCAAAACGCCACAAATACATCTGTTGGCGATATTAATACAAAATTAAATGAGTTATCTGATGCTCAAAAAACAGATGTTGCTAACAGAGTAAAAATGGGCGAGGATATTAATAAAGCTATTAATGATGTGCAAACTGGATTAACAAGTACTATCAACAATAATCAAGCCCAAAATCAAAAGCAATTTGATGAATTCGGTAGATTAATAACCTCTAATCAAGCACAGAATCAACAACAATTTGATAAATTTGGCAATCAAATTAATGCCAACCAAGCACAGAATCAAGAACAGTTTGATAAGTTTGGCAATTTAATTAACGCCAATCAAGCACAGAATCAACAACAATTTGATAAGTTTGGCAATTTAATTAACGCCAATCAAGCACAAAATCAAAACCAATTTGATAAGTTTGGCAATTTAATTAATGCTAATCAAGCACAAAATTTAGATGCAATTAGTGGGTTAAACACAGGTTTAACAAACTTAGGCAATACTGTAAATACAGGTTTATCAAACGCATATGCTGGTAATACTGCAAATACAAAAGCGATCGGTGATTTAAGTGCAACGGTTGGGCAAAACCAACAAACCACAAACGAAGCATTAAAAGGATTGTCAGACGACCAAAAAGCTCAGGTTGCATCACAGGTTGCAATGGGTGCCAGTTTAGCCGCAGCAATTGGTAATGTGCAACTTGGTTTGACTAATACTATCAATGCTAACCAAACCGCTAATCAAAATGCAATCGCCGGGTTAAACGCCGGTATTAAAAACATGTCAAATAGTTTATCTGACAAAAGCCCAGATTTTACACCGCATGTAACAAAGGGATCACAAATAAAATTAGTAGGAATGCCAAATTTTTCAGAAAATATGATACCGACATCACAAACACCCACATTTAACCACGACACTTTATTGCAAATAGAAAACGCTGCACAAGGTGGAATAATGCACTACGCAAGTGGTGGTGGAACATCACACGATACTGAACTTCCAAAGTCTTCTGTTACCAAGGGTTCTTCTATATCACTGGTCAATATTCCAGAGTTTATTAACTCGCTGATACCACTTACAGAGCACAAGCCAACGCCTTTAGAAGTAATACAAAACGCCGCTGAGGGTGGTTTGATGGGTTACTCAGAGGGTGGTTTGATGGGTTACTCAGAGGGTGGCGAAGACGGCGCGCCTGTAAGTTTTCATCCCCAACTAACCCGAGGCAATGCAAAATTTTTACAAGGGTTAATGTCTAGCATACCGCGCGCAAAGGTTGGGATGACACCGTTCCAATCCCATAAAGAAGGTCACAGCGTACAGGACGAAAACGGTAATGTAATTCAACACAACCCTGAGTTTTATAGCGAAGGTGGATTAAAACACACATACGTTATTGGTGATGGGGACGGCACGTCTGATTCCATTCCGGCGATGTTAGCTAACGGTGAGTTTGTAATTCCAGCCGACGTTGTGTCTGGACTTGGTAATGGCTCGAACGATGCCGGCGCCAAGGTGTTAGATAATTTTTTAAAGGTGGTTCGCCACCACAAACGCAACGTGGATGTTGAAGATTTGCCACCCGATTCTAAGGGAGCGTTGGGTTATTTAGTTGAAGCAAAGAAAAAAGAAAAGGTCACATAATTATGTCAGCACTGTCTAATTTAGCAACATCCACGGGGTCATCAACCACAACGTTACCAAGCTGGTACGATGCCGCCCAACAAAACTTAATTAACAACGCTGCCTCCGCAGCTGGTTCTGCGCCTCAATTGAACCAGACGGTTGCGCAAGGTGCCATTAATACTTTGCAACAGCCTAATAACGCGTTTAACCAGGCAACCAATACGCTAGGCTCTATAGCCTCCGGTGCGGCTAATCCGTGGATTACAGACCCCACCACTGGCGCCGTAACACCAAATACTAACACCGCAATGGGTGGATTGTTTGCGGCGCAAAGAGATCAGTTAAACCAAATGCTGCCCACATTAACTTCAGGCACAGAGGCTGGTGCGATTGGCTCTGGCAACTTTGGTAGCCTGCGTGGTCAGACTGCGGTCGATACCGCTAAGGCAAACGCACTAGCGCAATTACAAGCGCAGCAAATGCAGTCAGCACTGCAAAACCAGGCCACTGGCGTAAACGCCGGCATCGGGCAAAGTAACGCGGCAAACCAATTATTGACAGACCAAATGAAAGTGGGCCAAGAACAAATGGCCGCGCCGTTTACTAACGCCGCTAACTATGGTAACATACTTGCTAGTATCAACGCTCCTCAAACAGTTAAAACGGAAAAGACACCTGATTTTTATAGCCAACTTGGTGGCCTTACTTCTGGGCTGGCTGGTTTAGGAACATCTGCAAATAATATTCTAACACAATTGGGTATAAAAGGTGGGTTAAGCGGGTTGGCTGGTTCTATAGGTAAATTGTTTGATAGTTCTTCTGGTGGTGGTGGCGGTGTTTCAATGGACAATGTAAATTCAATAACAACACCAGGGGGCATTACTTTACAACCTAGAGGTGACGGAACATACACTAACCCGGATGGTATTATTGTTAATTCAGACAACACTCCGATTAATGATGTTAGTTTAGCAACAAATGTCAATCCGTATGATGCAAGTTCATACGGCGACGGTTAATAAGGAATAAATTATGGCAATTCAAGAAGAAGAATCAAGTCCGTTAGACACACTAAACTCCACGCCAACAAAAACCAACGTGGATATTAAGGGCGTTGGTAAGGTGCCGCTTAGGACTGCTATAGGGTCGGACTTACTCAAAAATTTAGAGGCTATGATAGCAGAACGTGAGGCCCCACAAAAAGGGATTCTATCACCGTTCATTGAGGGCTTAAAGGACGCGTCGGCGTTTACGTCAGGCAACCCTGGAATGGCCCTTCAAGCACGTGACCAAGAAAAGCGCGCACAGCAAGAAAGTTTGTTTGGCATGCGTAATCAGTTGGCTGTTTTAAGAAGCCAGCAACAACAAAACGAAATTCTTGGTAAGTCCTTGGACACTCAATTAGGCGGCGGTGCTGGTAGTGCTGGTGGTGTTGGCGGTGCTGGCGGTGCTGGCGGTGCTGGTAGTATTGCTCAATTGCCTGACTTTATAATAAAGCAAGCAGCTGCCAAAAAAGCATTAGGTGACTATGCGGGTGCCCAAGACATTATTGATAATTACAATAAAGAGCTCACTAAAAACGTAACTCAAAGCACATACCGTGCAGAGTCTCTTAAACAGAACGAGTACGAATTACCTGACGGCACGTACCAAAAAATGGATGCCAATCAATGGTCTGAGTTTAAAAGAACAGGAATTTTACCAAACGGCAAAAAAGTTTCCCCTGATGTTGTTCAAGACACCAAGCCGGTTGCTGCCGCACCAACTGCGCAAGTCACACCAACTGCGCAGACTTCAAGTATTAAGAACAACAACTCCGGTAACATTAGGTTTGGACCCTTTGCTAAGTCTCAGGGCGCAACTGGTAGCGTTGACGGATCTCCTAATGGTATTGCAGTATTCCCAAGCTTAGAGGCTGGCAGCAAAGCCCAGCATGAGCTATTAAATGGTAGCTTGTATGGTAACAAGGCACTTAAAGACGTGCCGTCTGTTTGGGCGCCTAAAGGCGACGGGGCAAATGATCCTGCGGCTTATGCAAGGGGGCTACAGTCTATCACTGGATTTGATGACGCGACGATGTCTAAGTCTTACAGACAGCTAACCCCTGAACAACAAAAAACATTCCGTGACGCACAGACACGCATGGAGCATGGAGCAAGTTCTACGTCAGTTCAACCAACTGCCACAGCAAATGCAGTGCCAGTGTTTGTACCTCCTAAAAGGGTTCAGGGCGAGTCAGACGAAACCTATAAATCACGTATGGCGCAGGCAGAAGAACTATACAAGTCACAGATTCGATTGGCAGAAGAAGGGCCAAAAACGGCCGCTGGAGAACAGGCTAAGTTGGCCGAAAAGCGTAGGACTGATTTTGAGGCGGTTACGGAGCCGTACACTGTTGATCAGCAACGTTCAAATGCAACGTCAATCGCTAAAAAAGTATCTGAGAATCCTAAAATTGCCGGCGTGTTTTCCGACCCAGGATTTGTTAACGCGGCGGGCGCATTGTTAAAGAACGGCGTAGAGCTTGGCAGGTTTGGTACGCTTAGTATTAACCTGGAAGACGCGTACTTACAGGCGTTTGACAAAAAATATGGCAAAGCAGATACAGTTACAAGAGCAGAAGTAAAACAAATGTTTGCAAACCTGGAGTTAGCAAAGTCCGCCATATTAAAAGGACAGGGTCCTGTGTCAGATAATGAACGCGCCATATTACAACGCGCCGCCGGTAGTATATCTGACCCAGCTGAGGTAGTTGTTAAGACCGCAAAAGCACTTGCATTGGCATCAGAGTTTAGACAAAAATCTCGAGATATGTACGACGCTAATCGTGACAGCTACAAAGATTTTTCTAAGTTTGAAGGTTCAAAAGAATACAAAAAACTTGTCAATGAGTATGGCGAAAAAGCAGACCAACTACACAATGAAAAAATCTCATTAGGTAAGTCTGCAGCAAACTCAGAGGCGATGGATTGGATTAAAAACAACCCCAACGATCCAAGAGTTCCAGCAATCAAGAAAAAATTAGGGATAAAATAATGGCCTTTGACCCAGATAAATTTATTAGTGAACCAGATCCAATAAAACCAAAAAAAGAATTTGACCCGGATGAGTTTTTAAAAGAAGAAAATGAGTCAGGAGCTTTTAATGTAACGCCTGGCGCTGCGGTGGCAAGTACCGCCGCCGGTGCTTTGGTGGGTAGTAAACTTGGTTCCATGGCCGACAATGCCAAGCTTAATAGGATTAGCATACCGATTCCACCGGTACAAAGTATTGGCCCCGGTCCGGTACCACCGGTCGCTATTCCAAAACCAGTAATTCCCCCAGCGCCAGCAAAACCTATACTGCCAAGTATTGGGACGTCTACGCCAGGGGTGTCTCCTGGACAGGCGTACTCCGCCGCAACTGGTTACGGGTCAGGCCCAGGCTACACCGTAGAAGACGTTGTGGAGCATAAGAAAGCACAAAATGCGCCAATTGGCGGTGGTAAGGTTGCTAAAAATATTACGGGTCCATTAAATGTTCAAGGCATTATGGACCAGATATCCTTACAGTCTGATCAAAAACAAAATATGGACATGGTGCGACAGCAACAAGCACAGCACCGCGCAGAGTTACAAAAAGCAAGAGAAGACCTGCTAAACCAGTACAACAGGGAAAAGGCTGCTCACGCTCAAGAAGTTAATAGGCTTAACCAAGAGCACGCAACCGCAACGCAAAAACAAAAGCTCTCGCACGAGTACGATCAAAAAGAACACAAGGCAAAACAAGAGCAGCACGTTGCGGATGTTAACAAACGTAATGAAGCTGTTTACCAACAAGAGTTACAAAAACAGGCGCACCAAAACCGCCCATTGTACCAAAAGAAGGGGCTACGCGGCGGAGTACTTGGCGGAATAATTGGGCTTGCTACCAGCCCACTTGTTGAACAAGGATACAACTACCTGTTTAATAAAGAACCGGAAGGACACGCTGGTGGTGGGTCAATTGGTTCAAACATGCTGAACGACTACACCGGCGCAGTGATGGGTGGGTTGTCACGCGTACAAAACAGTCCGATTGTTAAAAAAACGATGGGTGTTGGAAACAAGGGATTACAAGGTCTTGGTCTTTTAAGCGCGATGGAAATACCGCACGATATAGAAAAGGGTAACTACGTCGACGCTGGCGTAAACACAGCTAATACCTTAGCATCTGGGGCGGCAATGGCTCCTAAAATGGCGGGTAAGATTGGTATGGCTGGAATGAGTAAATTGTTTGCCCCATTGGCAATATATGACGCACTAAAACCTGGAACGTTAAATGAGGGCGAAGATGCGCAGATTAAACTTATGCACGCCCTGCAAGACAAAAAACTTAGGGATGAAGCAAGACAATCAGTTGTGTTCAAGCACGCCGAGGGTGGGCCAATACAGGGATACTCTAAAGGTAAACAAGTACAAAATATAACTAATAGTATTAAAGGGTATTTACACCATACAGATATTAATCCTAATCCATTGGTTGGTACAAGATACAAAACGACAGATTTAGGTGGGCTAATTATGCCATACGAATTTGATCCTGCAAAATATATGGGTGCTAAAATATTACATAGGCCTTATGATTTATCTAGTAGGAATTACAGAGTTGATGAGGTGTCTGGTCATAAATTAATAAACCCAATTATTACAGAAGGTGGACAGGGATTTGGTCGTGACATATATAATCAATCAATTGGCCTTGGTGGTGCGTCACAAAAAGAAATTAATGATCGTATTTTAAAGCGTGTTGATGCTGCATCGCGAGAAGGTAGTGCGGAGCGAGGGGGTAGTGGTAGAGTATTAAATATACCTTCTTCTATGGGATATGGTTCTGAAGCATTTTCAACAATGCCAATTAACGTTCAACTTGATTTATTAAAACAACGGCAATTTTCACCGGAAATAATTAAAAAATTAAATAACCAAGTTCAATCATTTCATCCTAAATTACAAAATTTTGTAGGTTTTGATGATCCGCGTTTACAACAGCAAATTTTAACGGGTGGTTTTGATTTAGGAACAACTCCAGGGCAACTTAGAAAAGCAATTACTGGAAGACTTGGCACCAAGGAAAATCAAAAATTACTTGATTATAACGCGGAAGATTTATATCATGCTCTTAGGGATCCGGATTTAAGAAACACGCCGGCCGGCTATATGGGATTAAATGTGATGGAATCTCAACCGTTCCATCGGGGATTTAATTTTGGAAATCACAGCGCATATAATTCAGGGGATGCAAGTAAATTTGTTGGGCAAGGTGTAAATGCACCTGTTTCTTTGTGGATGCCTGACAGTTACAGGGATGCATTATCTAAAATAAAAGCCGCGCCAAAAACAGCAAATGCAAATCCTAACGAACAAAGAGCAATGGCTAGAAACATTCTTAGTTCACAAGAATCTGGCGTAGCTCAAACAATGAATCAACAAGTAGTTGATAATTTAGGAAGATATAAAGAAGCTGTTAAATCCGACAAAATTAATCCTAATAGTCTTGATGATATCCACAAATTTATTTATGGTAATAAATCTGGTGACTATGCAGAAGGTGGCTCAATTCAAGGCTACGCTGGTGGTAAGTCAGTAAGCCAACTGCCTAAGGTGGCGCAGGCTCTTGAGCATTATTTAAAAGGCAACATCAGCAACGCCGAGCGTATTAATATTATGAACCAGCACCTGCCCATTCGTAAGTGGTCCGGATTACCTCCTAACGCCACGGACGAAGAAATTCGTAATGCGTTAATGTCAAACAAACAACCCTTGGCGTTGGCAGAAGTGCCAGCAGGCATGCGGGTTGGTAACCGACTAGACATTCCGGCGTACACACAAAACGGCGTGTACGTTGACACCGTGCACGATATTAACAATAAAAATAAAGCAGTTAGTTATAACCGAACTGGTCACCTGACAGATGTGGATTTTAGTTCCCTGCCCAATTCTGCGGTACGTATGGGCCTCGGAACAGCCGAGCAAGCCCTTACCCCCTTAGGGGCAGAAATAGGCAAGTCTAAGGCCCCTATAGCGATGATAAAGGGCACTAACGTTGGCACGCATGATGACGAAGTGCGTCGCATGATGGCAGAGTACCTGAACGATCCTAAGTGGACACAGATCGGCATGGACCCGCGCCGGCACTCACAGTTCTATGACAAGTCTACCGGCATGCCGGTGTGGTCGGCGGAACAAAAACTACAGTCAGGGCCGCTAGTCATGGTGCCAAAACAGGGCCTAGAGTCAACGCACTGGGAAGACCCGCGCTTAGAGCTAAAAGACTTTCCAAAGAAACACTACGCTGGGGGCGGGCTGGCTGAACTAGCAAAAAAGCTCCTCCCGCTGGCTCAGCGGGAAACGAACAAGGCTAAGGCATTTGCTAACAGGCACCTAGACGTGCCGGACGTGATGTACCATGGCACCTCGGCGGACATTAACCAGTTTGTTCCCAAGCAAGCAAACGCGACGTTCTTATCGCCCACCCCTAGGTTTGCACAAGACTTTAGTGACTCAAGCGAAAACTATCTGGCTAACAATTTCCTAAGAAAACTTAAAGTAGAAGATCCAGGTAAGTTTGAATTGTTAAAAAAAGATGCCGTTCGTATTGCAAATAAAAGTGGTAGTAGTTGGGGCGACGAGTTAGAAACCTTGGCTAGAAATCAATTGACTACTCGTGCAAACACTATGCCGGTGCACGTAAACGCCACCAATCCGTTTGACTACGAGAACCAAAAGCACTTAGACGCGTTAAGGCTAAACTTGGCAAAAAATGCTGACGTGCGAGACGCCTACAAACAGGTAAACAACCTTATGGGTGGTAACTGGTCAGAAATAGAATCGCCCGCGGTACAGCAGGCAATTAAAAACATGGGACATGACAGCTTTTGGGTGCGTGAAGGTGGTCAAAAAAATCTAGGCATTTATGACCCTAAACAAATCAAGTCTGCTATTGGCAATCAGGGCACGTACGATTTTACAAACCCAGACATCACCAAGGCAGAGGGTGGCCTGATGCACCTAGCCGGTGGTGGTGAGGCCTGGCAGCGCTCGGAGGGCAAGAACCCTGAGGGTGGTTTGAATGCCAAGGGTCGTGCTTCGTACAACAAGGCACACGGCGCGCACTTGAAGGCGCCACAGCCTGAGGGTGGCTCACGCAAAGACTCGTTCTGCGCCAGGATGACCGGCATGAAAAAGAAGCTAACATCCTCTGAGACTGCCAACGATCCTGACTCACGCATCAACAAGGCTTTACGCAAGTGGAAGTGCTAGTCTACTTTCTGTAACGTTTTCCATGCCATCCCTCGGCTGCAAGAGGAAAATCGGGCGCCCATGCTGGTGATTTGGTCATTATTTTGACCACGTCATCCAGCGCGGACTCCCCGTTTTGTTCTTCAACTAACAGGAGTACCTCGTCATGGATGGAGTTTATTACGTTGTAACCAGCGTCATCAAGGCTAGTCATAGCAAAGGCAAGAAAATCACGAGCTGTCCCTTGGACCGCAGACTGAAATATGCTGGACCCAATCAGAATGTTCCTGCCCCACTGCCGGGTGTAGGTGTTCTGGCTGTTGACAGTGACGCCGTACCTCTCCTCGCCCCAAGGGGTTGGGCGCAGCTCGAGCTGTGGCCTTTGCCAGCAGATGGAACGACCGCTGGGTAGTTGCATCCAAAGTGTGTTTTTTGCACAGTGCAAAACAAGGTGCTTGCCAACCTTTATCACCTCTCCGGGGTTATCAACCGCGCCAATCGCTGCCTGCTCACAGGCGTACCATAGGTTTTTTACCTTGGAGTAAGACCTACGATAGTTCTCCACAGCCTCTTTAGCCTGTGCTTCGGATATCTTGACTCCCATTCCCTCAGCGTAACTGACAAGTCCTTTAGCCCCTTGTCCGAACATTGCTCCAAGAACTGCCGACTTGGAAACTTGCCGTTGATCCTTCGTAACTGCATCATAAGGCACATGATATAAACTTTCCGACGCAAATACTTTGTACTCATCTAGTCCCTTTCTGAAGAGCTCGACCTTGTCGTTTTGTCCTGCGAGCCAAACCCCAACTCGGTTTTCAATTGAGCTAAAATCCACGTCAACGAAGGTTTGTCCGCTCGGAGATTTGATGGCAGATCGGACGAGTGAGGAGAGTTCAGCCATGCTTGCCTTTCCTTCTCCAAATACTCTCGGTATTGCCAATTTAATATCATCATCTTCGAGCGTAGGCCTGGCAATATTCTGTAAGTTAAGTCCCCCACGGCTCGCCCAGCGGCCGGTACTAGCGCCATGATATACCAGCGTATTCCTAATTTTTCCATCTCTTTGTATCTCCATCATTTTAGCGTACTTAGCCACGCTAGTCTGGCTTCCTTCTTGTCTTAATTCTAACACCCTACGAACCTTTGAGTCTATGTTGCACTGCAACATTTTTTCAACCGTCTCAGCGGTCAGGTTGTCCATTTTGTCCGCACTGTTTCTGTTAATCCAGTCCAACAATTTGGCACGCTCAGAGGGCTTGCAGCCTGTCAGTGATACCAACTCATCATCCAGTGCTTTCTGTGCGCTCTGAACGGCTTTTACGGCGTTTTGGAGCTCTTTTGGATCAACTGGCACGCCGCGCAAATTAATACGCTGGGTTAATTCCCAGACTGCCTGCTCGCTATCAGACAGCGGGCGCAGTTTGGAGACGATCGACATTTCGGTGCGCACGTCTTGTTGACAGTACTTATACAACTGGCTTAACAGCTCCGGGTCCTCATTAAATTGCCGGTTATTTTGCCGGTTAACATCGTTTGTTTTCAATGGCTTGCAGAGCTTTTGGATTAATTTTTTGCCGGTTGCGTCCTTCTGAAACTCTGAGTCTAAAAACTTGCCGGCGTCGTCTAAGTTTTGCGGTATGTTATTGGCCGCGGCTATGGCCATGGAGTCAATTACCTGCTCCAGTTTTAGTACCGGCCAGCCGTACTTGGGCACGCACACACAGTTCCAGATAGCGTACTCAAACATGGCATTCCACGCCTGTATCTTGCCTCCCTCGGCAACGTGCTCCATTAAAGCACCCGGAGTTTTTCTACTTGGTACATAAAGGCCTATAGCCTGTGGTGATGTGCCGAACGCAACGCACAGTACCTCGGTTGATGGGTCGTTGGCGTATATGTCTAGCCCTTGTTCTGTTAGGTCAATACAACTACGTGTCTCAAAGTCAATGCTGTAAATCATAAATGCTCCTAGGCAAGCAGACGTATCTGCGATTAAAATTTTATAAAGTTTCTCCGTCACGTATTTTTTTTAAACAATAAAGCGCGTCATTCATAAGTTGCCAATCATAATTAGGCTTCCGACGTCTTTTTTCATCATCACCACCACTTTCGATCGCTTTAATTGCTAGGTCAATAGCAATTGTTAAATCATACATTTCTCTTAGATTCATTTTATTTCTCCTTTAAAAATACATCATAACATGCTTTATGTTATCGTGCAATAAAAAAAAGGGCACCGAAGTGCCCTAAAGAACCACCATGTGAAATAGGTGGGGTTAGTTTGGGTGGGTTCAGGCTTACGAATCCAGTCCATCCTTGTGGTTCCTAGTTACACCTAGTGGCCTCACTACTAACCCCATTGATCTTTAAATCTCGCAGGCACCAGCGACGCAAGCAAGCATTTGGGCACCTTCTACGTTGTCTGTTATCTCTTTGAATGCTGTCCAATCAATGCTCGGCACCTTAGCCTTTAATGCCAGGTACTCGTTCTCTGTGCACTCTTCATACGGCGCTTGACGGTAAGTGCCACCATCGTAAGGAAGATAACTGACTCCGCTGATTTCCGAAAAGTTGTTCCAAGTCCAAGCACCCACGCTAGGCCAGTCTTTCTCTTCAACCGAGATAGTGACCGAGGGTTTATGTTCGCACCAAGCGCGCTGATACGTAAGCCACAGTTCGAGGTGTGAGATTGGATCAACATCCTCTCGAGTGAGTCCGTCAGGAGCTCGTTGGGGGAAAGAGAATACGGTCGTTTGTTCGGGTTTGTAAACACATGGTTCATTTGGTATGCCTTGTTGAATTAAAAATTGGGTGAGAGGGTCTTTTGAATCTCCACGCACTCGTCGGATATAATACTTAGAATGTCTCGGGTGAATCCCCGATGCCGAGTCGACGAGTTGGGAAACTGTGCCTGATGGCTTAACACAAGTAATTGAAGCTGATACAGGGATTCCAAGCAATCCAGCAAATTCCTCGTTTGTTCGTCTAGCCTCTTCTCTGAGTTCGCAGAGTAGTTCATCTAATTGTTCTCCTCTTGTACATGTGAGTTGGTTGTCGTAAATGCCAGTGAGGGAGACACCCAAAAGCCGTTCATCTTCAGTATTTCTCTGCCACACCTTCCGCAAATAGGGGAACTTTGTAAAAGTGGCTTGGATGGTGCCAAGGATAGCTGCGAGCCGCACTTTACGCAGCAAAGTTTCTCTTGTGTCGTCATGGCGTATTACTACCTCCGTAAGGTTACAAAATTGGTATGGCCGAAGAACAATCTCTGAGCAGGGGTTAGTCCCGAACTCAAAGTTAGGATCACGAAAACCGTACTTCTCCACAGTTTTACGCGCAGCCTCACGGTTGAATATCCCACGCTCTCCGCTGTGTGAATTGTATAGAGACAGCCACTCTTCCATAAACTTTCCAACGGTAGGCGTTTCATTATAAACTGCGCTATTGTTGGCGAGCGCACGATGAGGCGCAGTGTCCCACCAAGGTCCAGCTTTAGCATGTCGAATCCTTTCGTCGTCTAGGTCTGACAGTGATATCATAGCCGAGCGACGCACGCCGCCCACAACTACAACCTCACCAATTTTACACATCAAGTCGTGGCACTCAAGTGAGTTTAACTTACGACCCTTTGCGTGTTTAAACATTGCTACAGTAAATGCAAACAAGTCTTCTAATGGTTGTGGCCCTGAAGCCCGTCCGCCAAATGTTTTGAGTCTTGTTCCGGCAGGTCTAACCCCAGAAGTGTCCCAGCGTGGGATCTCTCCTGCATATAGGTGTGCAATGATAAGTCGAAGGGCTTTTGCCCATCCTTCTTTGGAATCGTGCACTCTGATAGCGTGTTCGCTTGCGTAGAGGTTGTCTGGCACCTCGGGCAACTGAGAGATGTATTTGGATTCAACTGAGAACCCGACGCCAGTACCGCAGAGCAAGATGAACATAGCTTCGTCGAAGGACTTTGGGTCATCGACTGGTAGATACGAGCAATTATAGATACAGGTGTTATCACGGTCAGCTGCCTTTCCAGCGGTCATTACTGCCCTCATCGAAGGCATTACTTCGTGGTTTAAAATTGCGGAGAATAATTCTTTTTTCAACGCATTATTTGCGGAGATTACGGGGGTTCTTGTAAAAACATAATCGACAAAACGTGTTACTGTTTCATCCCAGGTTTCACGTCTGCCCTTGTCGTCGATAAAACGGGCATATCTGCTTGCTGCAATATATTCTCTATATTGATCCATGGCTTCTCTTTATTGTTATTAGTTGATAAAAAAGGGCTGACCAGTTTCTAGTCAGCCCGCTCACTGCGTGAGTACTACTTATACTGCGAAATCTACTGCTGCGGAAGTTCCTCCGCCGTAACGCTCGCCGTCTTCCAGCTTCATAACGTTATTTAATCCGGCGGTAATGCCCTTGGCGCCTGTTACATCGTACGGATATAGCGTAATCGACGCGCGACCGTAGCAACCACTGTAAAACTCATCCTTGTCCGTAATCGGGTTTAAGTCCGCGTCTACAACGCCGGGCTTTTCGTTAGACAGCGCGTTAATAAAATAATAGCCAGCGAAGCTTGGGTCGTCTCGCTCTGCGTCACCGTCGCGCAAGCCGCCTTTTAATACCTTTGGCACCGAGCCACCAAAGTACGCCGCGTTTGCTTGCTTACACTCCTCAAACGCTTTTTGGAATCGCGCCACCGTGTCTTTGTCTGACTTTGGAATCATAATCATTACGGAGTACTTCATTAATCCGCTAAGTGTTTCAGCCGGCTCAAACACGTGAGCGAATGAGAAGCGAACCTTGCCAGTTACAAACTTAATTTTAGTCGATTTAGTAGCCATTTTACCTGTTTACCCTATTTAGATTGTGCTATCTTAAAGGTGACAACACATTAACCTTACTACACATATATTAATGCAAACTTTCACAAACTATTTTACGCGTCAAAATAAATACCGTGCTTTATGAGAGCTTCTTTCATCGCTATTGCTTTTACGTAATCACTTTTTAGTTCCGGATCTTCTAGCATGCTAGGGTCTTCGTACACATAATCCATTACGTCGTTAATTGAGTTTCTTAATGAGTACACCATGTCTCTATCCTTACCACCAACAAGGCCCTTAAAATCATTTGTGTACTTGTTAATTAAATGAATTGGTACTTCTATTATAATGCTTTCCATTTGATATTGCATATTATGACCCTTGTTTTTATTATTTTGTGACAATATACAAGCCTACGTTGCCAAGCGAGTAGCCAAAAAAACTGATCGCCAAACCAATGTTTCCTTTCCTTAAAAGATCACAGCCAATAAAAAAATACGCCGCGCCAATTACTGCTATCAGCCACGAACTCATAGCAACTCCAAGAACGCCGGCGTCTTTTCGCCAACGTACGCGCCAATGGTGTTGTAGTAAAAATAATCCAGCGCGTCTTCTTCGCTCATCTCATTCTCAACCGACAGTAACTCTATCACCATGTTTTTATCGTAGCAAACCACCGTGTTGTTAAACTGATGCACCACGCCAACGATGGCCTTGTCAAAAAATTCTTCCTCCAAAAACAATAAATCTTCGCCGTACTGCTCGGCTAAATCTTCTCTGATGCTCATTTAAAATCCTCCTCGGCAGTCTCCTTAACCTTGACAAGCTTTGGTGAGCCCTCAGGCTTTTGCACCAGGTCGCCTAGCCAGCCAACAACTATGCCCTTAGGCGCAAGCTTTTCTAGGTTGGCGATTGTCTTTAACTTCTTTGGCTCGTATAGCTCCTGCTCGGACAATCCACGCTCTCTTAAAATAACCGACGCTAACTCTGTGTCTGTAATCTTACGGTGCGCTGACGTTGTGCCAAGCTTGTAGCCAGTGGGTACCTTGTTTTCAAGGACCGCGCGGTTAAGCGCAAACTCTTCTACGTCACCGGCCCACGTCCTTAATTGCTGGGCTTTGCTGAGTACCTCGGAGATCTCTTCTTCGGTGAGAAGGGCTGGCTCCCTGAACTCGTTTTTGGCGAGCTCGGTGTTAAAATCGCTGCGGGCGCGGCACTGCGCCTTGGCCTTGCAGAAGCCGCAGTGATCGCCGGGGACAAACTCGCCGGAGCCGGCCCACGCCTTCTTGGCCTTGGGCTTGACGAAGTAGTTCGCCCAGTCGAGGAGCTTGGAAATGGTCGTTCCGTCGGTGCTGATGGAGTCAAGTCGGGGCTGGTGGATGGTGTACTCAACCTCTTTGATGTTGGGGTACTCCTCCTTGAACTTTGAGTAGGCTCCAAGGGCGTAGAGTCTGAGTTGGGGATTGTCGGTTGCGGAAACGGGTATCCCCTTTCCAAACTTGAGGTCGATGACGCGAATGGTGTGCTCAGAAAGTATAACCACATCGGCCGTGCCAAATCCGTCATTAACCCAGTCAGAGAAGTCGACACGTTGCTCAAATAGTGGTGTGTCCCCCTCGCCAACCTGTGAGCGTACGTAGAGTACGTAGTTGTCAACGTTCGCCTCAAAGTCTGCCTTTTCACTATCTTCGTACTTTGTGTATATTGGATGGTTTTTAATCTCTTTGTACTGATTGTCATAATCTGATTGGGTTATTTGGTTGAAGTAAAGTCTTAAACGAATTTCACTTAACTCGTGGGCCAGTGTCCCTTCGGCTGAAAAGTCAAATGCGTTAACTGGTTTTTTTAGTTCGGGAAGTGTTGCCTCGAGGCGGGGGCTTGGGGTGCAGGTCAGCCATCGTTTACTGCCGGAGGCTGATAGAAGTGCGTGAGCCGTCATGTTTACCTTTTTAGTCTGTTTATCTACTTATATTAATGCAAAAAATAAGGGCCCCGAAGGACCCTTTTTCAAATATATTTTTTTTGCTAGTTAAGGGCGGTTATGCTGCAGCCTTTAACTTTTTGATCAAATCATCCACCGCACCCTTAAAGTCAATGTTAACGTCAGCCTTAACGTCGATCTTCTGCTCGCGTGTCTCACGGTAGTCATCAGGGTATTGACCCCTAAGAGCAATCTCAGCCAAGCGGCTGTTATAGGCCTTATTTTCGATGTTTGCTAGGAGTTGTGACTCCCAAAACGCTTGCCCGTGTACCGTCGCTAAGTCCATGGATTCAGCAAAAAATGAGTCTTCTTTTTTAAGGCGAGCGGCGGTGGCCTTGCTAATGCCAAGGGTTGCGTACATAGTCTTTTGGGATGCTCCCCGCTTGCCAAGCTCTAGTACTTCCTGTGCGTGTTCTTTTGTAAACTTAAATTTGGCTGACATTATTTTGGTTTCTTTGCTGTTTTAGCCGACTCTTTAAAGTCTTTAGCGGATGGGGAGCCTTTTTCTCCTGCCTTGCGCATTTTTTCACCCGAGCCGGCCTTGATGCGCTCTTGCTTTCGGTGAATATTTTCGTATAGTCCTGGCTTTGCCATGATACCTCCTTAAATTAGGTGGGGCCTCAAAGCGTCTCCCGACGAGTTTTACTACCCTATATCTATTAATGCAAACTACTCAGTCTTTCCGCCCTCGGGCTTCTTCATTCCTTCAACTTGCGCCAGTGTTGCCTTAATGTCTGGCATTACCTTGTTTAAGAACGTCTTGGTGATTGCGCTTGCTAACTCAGCTCGCTTAGGGTCTAGCTTGGGGCTTGCGTCGGCCCTATCCATCATTTTATTTAGTAGGTTGCTCATTTTTTTCCCTTAACTCTTGGTTAAATGCGTCAATCTGTGGGGCGCACTGATCTTGAATGTTTATGATGAGGTTAGCCCAAGCCATTACCGGCGTTGTGAGTGGCTTGTTCATCATGTTAATCATGTCGTTAATGGACTCGATGGTGTACTGTAATACCACCACTTTGTCGCTCAATGGGTTTTTTACCTCTTCAGTCATTTTTCTTTTTACCTTTCTTTGGTTTAATTTCATTTTCATTTTTTACGTCCGGTCTTAACTTTTTAAAAAATTCATCATCCCATTTACTAAAATGGCCAGCTTTAATCATTGTTTCAAACCCATCCCATAGGCGCTCGCACTGTAATTCGTGAACGCGCATGATGCCTTCAAGATAGTTTGCCACCTCGTCTTCATCCATTATGCGTGGTTTGTCTATATATTGACGAATAAATTCTTTCATCAACTCAGCAGTGTTCCACATCTTAATGATGTCTTGCTCTAAATCAAATCGGTCGTACTGGCTAAATAGTTTCATTTCTTTTTCCTTTTTGCTTTTGCTTCTTTAACCTTACCTTTAAAATCATAAAAAAACCATGTTCCCAATACCTCAATAGCTGCAACTACTTTTTCATAAATCTCTTTATCATCGTCGTCCAGTTTTTCGGGATTTTTTAAATCTTCTGACAGGTTAAGGTAGGTTTCCATTAGTGTACCCCTTAATATCTCATCAGCAAATTCATCATCAATTTCAATTTTCATTTTCCACACTCTCCATATTTATCCCGTTTAGTAATCTCTCGGTTGATATACCAAGCCGCCTTTCGTAAATCCTCGACTGCGTTGTTTTTAAGATCCGCTCGCCATATATACTTAACGGCATTACCAAGATTAAATCCCATGTGCTCGGTAATTTGGATACACTCGACACCGCTTGGGTGCGCTGTGTAATGCTTTGGTTTGTTAACAATGTCATACGCGCTCACTTTAGCCTTTCCTTTCTAATTTCATCCACTATTATAGTCGCTTCTTCCATACTCTCACACAAAAAAATCTTTTTAAACGGCTCAAACTTTGTCGTGTCAATTTCTTCCACATCAACCAATATTTGCACCTGCCAAGGGCCACCGTTTTCATGCTCAATAACAAATATCATAGCTTTAACTCCTCCTTAATAAATTCTACGCCCTTGTAAAAATGCCAGCGCCAGTGCTTTTCTGTAACACCAATTTCGCTGTGTGTCCTTCCCTCTAAAAATGCCTCCATAACGACGCGCTGCTTCCCCGGCATCTTTTCTTCAATCAGGCGTTTTATGTCCCTAATATCCTCAGCGTCCCACGGTAACCAACCATCCGTGATGATCTCCGGGTGTGAGTCAGAGTCATCCTGCTCAATAGGGTCAACTTCTTCGTCTGAAAGACGGGTTTTTGCGGCGCTTAATTTGTACAGTATTATTTTTTTCATTGTGCTTATATTAATGCAAATTTTAGGGATTTTAAAACAGCTTCTTGAATATTAATTTTACCTTCAAGCACATTTATGACACGTTCATCAATTGTATTTTTTATGGCTAAATGGTGTATGATAACCGGGACTTTTTGCCCTTGGCGGTGTACCCTAGCGTTCCCTTGCGTGTAGTTTTCTGAAGACCACGGTAAATCCCACCACACGATTTGTGCTGTGTCACCAATGTTGCACTGAAGATTGACGCCGACTCCGAAACTTTGGGGATGGGCCAAGAGCAAACGAATTTTACCACTTTGCCACGCCTCAATGTTGTCATTGTCCAGCACCACCGCCTCTGGGAATTGAATTCGTAATCGTTGCAGCGAATGTTTAAAGTGGTAGAAAATAAGCGTGGGCGTTGAAGTACCTTCCAAGATCTCAGTAAGGAATTCCAATTTAGCACTGTGTATTTCCTGCGTTGTTCCATCTTCCGCATAAATTGCGCCGCTGGTGAATTGGAGTAGCTTGCCCGCCAACGTCGCTGCTGTTGTAGCTGTGATACTCCCCGTATCTGTACTAAGCACCATGTCTTTTCTAAGTTCGTCATACTGTTTCCTTACATTAGTGTCAATTTCAATTTGATGGTAAATGTTACTTAATGTCGGTAATTGTAAATAATCACCGGCTTTTAGTGACAAGCATATGTCGTTTATTTTATTCTGTATAAGTAAACTACTGGTTGGCTTTGGTACCCAATTATAAACCACGCCGGTGTGTCTGTTACGTTGACCGGGGTCCATGTACTTATCCCTAAACTTTGTCAGGCTCGTCTCCAGCCTCTGTCCCAAATCCAGTATACCAACCTGGCTCCATAGGTCTTGTAAACCTTGCGGCGACGGCGTCCCAGTCAATATCAACCTCCGCTTGAAAGACTTCAAGTGCTTCTTCAGCGCCTTGAACCTTTTCGTGCTCGGATCCTTGAACCGGCTGCTCTCGTCTATCACTAGATTGTCGAACTTTTTCCCCTGCTCTAACAGCCACACTAAATTCTCGAGATTGACTACATAGATGTTCGATGAACTTTCTAATGCTGTCTGCCTTTGCTTGGGTGTCCCCATTACTTTCGCTACCTTTAGATGACATAAATGCTCCCATTTTTTAGTTTCTTGTTCCCATACCGATTCCGCTACCCGTTTTGGCGCCACAATAAGGGTTGTGCCTTCAAATTGTTCGGCAATAATTGTTAAAGTTGTTACACTCTTGCCTAGTCCCATGTCCAAAAATAATGCTAAGTTAGGCGTTGTCTTGGCTTTATTTATTATATCAAGCTGGTATTTGTGTAATTGGTTACGTTTTAACATATTTTCTTTTTTCATGTATCCAATCAGCGACAGCGTACAATTCTTTTTCTGTTGCATCTTGTTTAATTGAATTCGCCCACATAGAAATAAAAGCCACATTGCCTTTTATATAACCTAACTCTGGAATAATTCTATCTAATGATGGTCGTTCGTTACCCTGCCCCTTTTTATCTCTGCCCCAATCAAATGTTGTTTTAAAAATGGGACATTCATTTGTAGAAATACTTTCTAAATATTTTAAATCTAAATTAAAGGGTAAATTTTTTTCTTTGGCTCTATGTTTGCTATCAGAAAGATAGCTAGATAAATGCCCACGTTTAGTTTTACTATATTCTGTTTTGTATTTTGCCGAACAAGATTTACATTTACCCTGATATCCAGATTTGCTATTATTTTTTTTAAAAAATTCAGACACAGGTTTTGTGGTATTGCAAACTTTGCATTGTTTCATTGTGATACTCCATTAAAGTAATTGATAGTAGAGGTGCTAGTTATGTTAATGGCATAACGGGACTGGCCGGTCTTTTCGCTTACCTCTATATCTATTAATGCAATGTTATTCATTAATTCGCCCTATAAAATCATTTACGTCTTCTTTGCTGCGAATGATTAACACCGGAAACCCGTGAGCCTCCAGTTCTTTAAATACCAGCTCCTGCCTAGAAGATATTTGTCCGGTTTGTGTTTTCAGTTCCACTAACCACAGCCGGCCCCTGTATATAACTATCCGGTCTGGGACCCCCGTTATCGTTGAGATCCACTTGTAGCTTAGTCCGCCCAGTGCCTTTACCTTTTTGCTTAGGTGCTGCTCGATTTCCTTTTCCAGCATGCTTTTCTTTCTCTGTAATGACGGCCTGCGTTAGCTGCATGACAATGTGCTCCGTCAAGTAGGCGCGCGACTCCTCGCCGATGTCCTCAACCTCTTCGCCGATATGCTCAAATATCCTGCAGACACAGTGCGTGGCCTCGTGCGCAATCACGCCGGCTAGATAGGCTGGGTTCTCGTCGCACTCTGCCAAGTCAAACACCAAGATGATGATGCCCTCACGACCGTCTGACAGGTAGTGTGTCTCCGCTATGCCGGCGTCCAGTGCGGTTGTCTTGGCCTTGATGTCGTGGTCTTGCAGTATCTTTTGAAACTCCAACTGATCAAAGCAAAGCTTAATCTGCACCTTGAAGTGGCCGGCGTCGACGTGGTAGTAGTTAAACTTTTTTGGCATTCTTTAACTCCTTCTGTAGTTTCTTTACCATGGCGTCCAGTCGCTTGTTTTCCTTCTCCAAGTCGAGCACCAACTCGGTCAGTTCTTTAACAACCCCTTGGCACTCCTCAAAGCCAACAGCGAACATCTGCTCGTCGGTTCTTACCTGCATGTCGACCGTATGCTGTTTCTTCCATCTACTGTATGCTTCCTGCGCTTCTTTATTCATCAAAATATCTCCGTGTCAAAACTGCTTCCAATTGTCTCAATGTACTTCTGTGCCTTGCTGTTCAAGCGCACGCCCCTGTAAATGTGCTTCCTGTCGCCGGCCTCGCGTATCAGGTCGGTCGTAACCCTGTGCTCCTGCGTGGACGCCAAGAACCTACGCTTAAACGCCATCTCAGTCCCCACCGGCATCTTCTTCTTAATCGCCCAATGGTTGTAGCAGTTAAACACGTCGTCCTTGGTGACAAACGCCGCCGGATCAAACTCTAAGGCGTCCTCTGCGAACGTGCTCATCGGGTTGCCAATCTCTTGCATCAGGTCTAAGTACTCCTGCCCGCTCTTTGGCTGTAAGAAGTAGCCACCGCGCGCCAGTCGTCTTGAAAGCCCCTCCATCGCCCAGTTAAAGATGCCACTAAGCTCGGCCTCGAGCCTTGTTGACAGCGTAGAGTCTTCCTTGTTGTAGAAGTCGTTCACCATCTTTAAGACAATCATACGACCGGTGAGCGCGTTGGAGTTCTCCGTCAGCTGTAATGCCTCGTTGGAGTAGATTACAATTCGCGTTGGCAGGTAACCGTTCCATGCTTCCTTGTTCTTTCGATTGACTGTAACAGTGTCGCCGCCACTAATTCTAAGGAGTTGAGAGACAACAGCACTACGGTTACGCTCAGGGGCACGGGCGTCGGTGAAAGAAGCGAGTAGCTTACCCAACCAAGGTTGAAGACCGAAAGTATCACAGAGTTCCTCCATTTGTGGCGCGACCGTGTTGTGCTGACCTAGCAGGCTCACGAGCACCTTGTTAATCGTTCCCTTGCCCGAACGACGTGGGCCAATCAGGTTAAAAAACTTCTGCTGGGTTGTGTCACCGCTCAGGATGTACCCAAACATTTCCTGCAGGCAGTCGATCGACTCTTGGTCGTGGCCCCACAGGTCGTCTAAAAACTTCATCCACGACGGGCACAGCGCCCTTGGGTTGTACTCAAACGGCAGGGCGTTCTGCGTAAAGAACCCCAACGAGTGCGGCAGTACCGCCGAGTCCTTCAGGTGAAACAGGCCATTCTTTAAACTGACCAGCTGCGACGCCTCGGGGCGGTTAACCTCGTAGCCCGACAACCAAATCGGCGGCTTTGTGTTCGGGTGGTTGGCCAAGTGCGTGATGGCCTTCACCGCGTCCATTGCGGCCGACACGCTAGACGGGGTTGGGTTGAACGGCATCAGCTCGCCCTTCTTGCCTGACTTCTTGCACTTGTCCAAGAAGGCGTACAGCTTCGATCGGACCGTTGACTCCTCGATCAACTCATAGTGCGTCGACACGTACACAAAAAACTCGTCGGCGTAGTGCACGAGCCGGTAGCCCTCCTCGCACGAGAACATGTTGTCTAAGAAGTTCTTGGCGTGGTTCAGCGGGCTGGCGTTGTCCAGTATAACCTCGCCCCTAGCCATGGCCTCCTTGCGCGCCTCCTGATTAACCTTGAACAGCAACGAGCGTAGCGTTGAGCCCTGACCCCTAAACGTGGACCACTTCCCCTCGCAACTCATGGGGCCTGACTCCACGTAGTTCGCCACGTCACCGTTGCCAAAGCTCCAATTCTCCCATAACTCTAAGGCCTCAAGGTCGCCTGAGAACTGGTGGTGTAGCGCGAAGCCTACCTGCAACCAGTCCGTGTACCCACAGTTCGGGTCTAATTGGGCCAGTATTTCAGTCTCCACCCTGTGCAGGTCGTAGCCCTCCAGTGGTGGCACGTAGTCTGCAAACGCGTCGCCAGTCCGGTGGATGATACGCTCCGGCACGAAGGACGTGATGTCCTGCTCGTCGGCCGGTATCTCGCCTGACAGGTGGTGGCCCGTCACCGTGAAGTAGCGCCCGCGGTTGTACACCTCCAGTCCTAAGGCGTGGTCGACGTGCGCCGCGCCTAGGTTGGCCCGCGTAAATATCTTAACGCCAGTCCCCGACGGGCTAATCTCCATGTAGCCGACGACCTTGTCGGCAATTTGTTGCAGTGCAGCATTTGTGAAACGCTCAGACTGGTGGTCAAAGCAGTCGTCCAAGTCCACACCGGCTAGGTTGTCGTCGTCCGTGAACACAAAGCCCACGCCGTCAAACTTGCCTGAGTTATACGCCTCTTGGACCGACAGAAAGTCCACCCACGTGCTCGGGTCGTTGGCCTTAGCCTGCTCGCCGGTGGGCCTGACTGGTATCTTGCTCCATCGCTTGTTGTCCGAGGCGCCAACCTCCATAAAACGCCACATCACCCAACGGGGTATCTTCTTGAGCTCGTAGGGTATGTTTTGAAACAGTACTGGTAGTGCTACTGGCCTATCTGACATTCTTATCCTTTCAGTTGCCTATATTAATGCAAAAAATGTGTGACGCGACTAACATTTATGTTGATATTTGTCCAAAATGTTAGCCATGTCGCACACTTCTAACGACCCGCCCTGTTCTTTGAGTTGCTTCTCAAAGTCCAAGAAAACCTGCGCGGTGTAGGCGCTCATGCCCTGTGACTTTTTGTGGCACATGTACACGCTGCCTGACTGGTTATGAACCTCGTAGTAGGTGTCCTTCTCAACCACCTCGACGATGCCCGAGCTCAGACGCCAGTTGTCCGATCCCAAGAAGCCACCGTACCAACTGCCCATCACCTTGTCGACGTCCAGTTCGTCTATTTTTAAGTTAACAACCTGCCACCTATCTGGTATATATTCTGCCATAATTCCTCCTATTTTAATTTTATCAACGACCTTCCAGTCACTCCAGTATTTTTTTATCATTTCAATATAATACACAAAAACGTACAATTTTTTATTTTGTTCACGTAACGTGAACAACTTTTTTTTCCGTACAACACACAAAATCGTACAATTACTTGGAAACTCAAACTTTTTCTTACACTTACACACTTTTTCGTACAAATCTACACTTTCCCTACCTTTTTTTAGGGTTTGTGTACACTTTTATGCACGTTCACTTACTTTCTTTAGTATTGCTCTTGCAAACTTATGTAAATCAGCATCTGCTTGATATGCTGCAAAACTTCCACCTTTTAGGTTTACATAAATACCTTCTTCAATAAGCACTTCCATGATTTCCTCATCTGTTAGTTCACGCATTGGGTGGGTGTAAAGAGGAGTTTTAAAAGTATCTGTTTTATATGGAGAAATTTCAATCCAAAAAGCATCCTCAAATTCAATTAATTCAAATGTATCTATCCACCCTATTGGCTTACTCATTCCTTCACCCCCGACAGTTCTTTCATACGCATTAACAACTTAGCCAATGGTTCAATCATCATGGCACGAGTACAACTTACATGGATAGGGTTAAACACTCGACCACTATCCGATTCCTCTTCGTAGTTTAAGTAGTCCTCAAAGAATGACTTGACTAGGGTTTGTAGTTCGTCATGTTGCTTTTTATACTCAATGCCTTTCCAGTAACCTGTTGCATATATAGCAGAGTCTCGGTCTTCAATCTCTTGACCAATATCAGATAGCCTTTGTAGTGCTAGTTCTTTCTTTACTTCATCCAACATATCTTCCGTAACCGTGCAAGTCCACACATGGTCGGTCTTGTAGAACCGTAATACAAACTTACCAATGGCAAATTCTTTAAATGCAGTCATTTCTCATCCCCCACAACAAAGTCCAAGTGTCCTTCAAACACAAACCCACAGCCACGCAAGAAGTCTTCAAAGTTAGCCACAATTTCATCTAGCCTGACTGCCTTAAATTCCATACCCACGTTGACTTGGTTCTCTTCATAAACCGTGCCATCACCTTCTTTTGCAAATGTAAATATCATTTATCATTTCCTTTTTTAAATTCAGTTCTATATGTTACTTCTGTCGCTGACTGCCTGTGTATCTGCATACCTAAATGATTTGCTATTCTACGCACAACAGTTTCAAGTGGTGCCGCTGGTCTTTCGCCCATATAAAACCAATAATCATCTGTCTGATAATCTAAACGGTTTGCTAAAAAATCTATTCTCATTTTTAGTTCATGCAACTCTTCTCTACAATTACATCCAAATATTTTTTTCATTTCTTCCTCGCTTTCTTTAATGATTTAATTTTTACTTCCAACCTTTTAACAATTTTTCTATACCCTTCGCATTGAGCTTTTAGGTCATAGTTTTGGTCTAAAATTTTTTTGTTAACATTTATTAATGCTTGCTCTTTAGTTATCATTTCTTCCTCGCTTCCTTTTGTTCTGCTAAGTAATCAGCTTTCCATTTACGATAACCTTCTTGGCATTTTTCACAATCACATTGGAACGTAACCATATCAGGGTCAACAAGCATACCCTCGCCTTTAAGTGGTGCTAAACCAAATGGATTTTCTAAACTCATAAGTTCTTTTTGTTTCATTTCTTCCTCGCTATTCTGCAATCTTGTTTTTCTTTCGGTGTGAAGTCAGGGCTAATCTCAGCCAACTCACAGTTCTTTAACTTCCATACGGTCTGCTTCTCGGGCAGTGCGGTGATGAACATCACAAAGCCACAGATAAATGCTGCCATAAAAATTGCGATCGTTTTCAAAATGGTGCCTCCTCGAAGGTTGTCAAATCGACGACTTTACGTTCCATCCTAACAAAACGCACCGTCCAGTCCGTATGGGTGTCCAGTATAGCACGCGCCTCTTCCTTACGTGCCACCCACCGCATGTAGTTGTTGTCCTCGTCGTATAGTTTATACATTGGGTTCCTTGTAGGGTTTAATTGCAAAATCGATTTGGAGGCCAATAGCGGGGCCTAGGAGCGGTTTTAATGAGAAGTTAAGGGGTAGGTAGCCAGTGGGTACCTTAACGCCTCCTAGGGGCTCTTTCTTTGGCTTCTCGTGCCAGTCTTCTATGTCGTGCTCGTTTACCATGTCAATTTTTCTAAGTGCTTGATAGTTAATAATAAAGTTTTTTATTTGTACCACTAGTACCACTTGTACCACTTAGTTTGACTATTACCCCCATATATTTATTTTATTTTTTTAAAAAGAATAAAAAGAATAAAAGAGTAGTACTAGTGGTACTAGTGGTACAAATTTGCCCCTTTATACTACTTTTAGTTATATCAATCGGCAACTATATAACCGTATCGTCTAACAACCTCCTTGGACCACCTGCGGAAGTTGGCTCGATTTTCTTGGGACTGCGAGTCGTTCTCGTCCCAAATTATGTCAAAGACGAACTCACCCTCCGAGTCGACGACCTCGATACGTGTCAGGTTCCCGTCCTTGTCGTGGATGTCGTACAGATTTGCAACACCCATGCTGTCTTTCTTAGCGTCCATTACCCCTCCTTTAGTTTGCTGTATGTGTCCTGCGCCCTGCTCACCTTGTCTTCCCAACTGTCCGCCAGTCCGTAGTCGCCCCTGCTTGCCCTCATGCGCTCGGCGTCCCTGAACTTGGGCTCGATGTCTAGCCACGCCATGAAGGCGTCCATGTACTCCTGATAGGCCTCGTTGGCGACGTAGAACGGGTGGTTAAACCCCTCGATGTCGACCGACGACTCTATGGGTGACGGCTTGACCCACTTCGATCCCTTGCGCACCTTGTCACGTGCCCTGATGAATCGGTCGTAGGCCTTTCTTTGTTCTTGGGTCAACTCCAGTGTGTTACTCATCGTTTGTTTCCTCGTGCCTGTCATTTAAAAATGCTTCTAGTGAGATGGGCTCACGCATAACGTACCCCCTTAACTGACTGATTCGCTTGGTCGATACGTCCATAGCGTCCGCCAGTTCTTTAATCTTTGGCTCCCGTCCAAGGGCCTGCCTTAACTGTCGCTCGATGTAGTTCATCTTCTTGACCGCCTCGACGATGTTAATCGGTAGCCTAATGGTGCGCTCCGTGTTGTCCAACTCTCGTGTCACGAACCGCAAAATATAATTGCCGGCGTAACTGGCAAACCGTGCGCCCTTCGTTGGCGTCCAACGCCTTGCTGCGAGCACCAGTGCGACGTTGCCCATCTGCACCAAGTCCTCGGGGGGTATGATGCTGTGTTGCCACGCCGTTGTCTTCCTAAGCATGAAGACAACCAACCGTAAGTTATGGCGTATCAGCGTGTTTAATGCGTCCGTGTCACCCTTGCCTATCTGCTCAGACAGTTTGTACTCCTGCTCCTTGGTAAGCCCGCCGATGTCCTCAGCGAGCATCCCCTGTAAGTAAGTCGTCAGCAGGTCCTTGTCCTTCATTAAACTGCCTTTTGCATCTTAACAACGACGGCGTTAACGTGCTGAATCTTTGTTACTTGGCTGATAAAGTCCTCGTCAGCCAACTCACGTACCAACGTTGCGTCGATGTTAGCACGGTCGTATGACTGCACCTCTGCAATGTACTGCTCGCCGTCGTACGTCCCAACGCCACGAGCGATTAACTCTGCCTTGAGTTTACGTGCGGTAGCCTCTAACTCTTTGATTGCTTGGTTTACTGCGCCTAATTCGTCAATAATATTCACCATGGTAATTCTCCTATTTTATATAAATAAACAACTGCTAATGTACAACCGACTGCAATACTGAATATTGTAGCATACAAATAATCCATAAAGGTGGTCCTTTTAATAAAAATATTTCTCATATAAACGCATCCTGTTCAATTTTATGTGCAATTTTTTGCTTCAGCCACATGGCTCTGTCCCATTCGGAGTCGTCACGCCCCATCTGACGCTCCGTGTTCGACACCCTGTCAATGTACCAATACAGCGCACGTGACAGCAGTACCAAGTCGTTGTAGTCTAAGTCGTTCATGCTTCCCCCTGTGCTATTTTAACAATCCTCTCTAACTTCTCAAGGCGCTTTGATGCCATCTTAAACGCCTCCGACATGGCGTCGGCTATCTCACGCTCACTGTAGCCCCTGTTAACGCCACCACTGCCCCAATGCATGCTGATATCAGGCCTCTCCATCCATCCGTAGTTCAGGGTCACCTGACAGATGCCGTCCTTGCACCAGTGGGTTGGTGATGTGTAGGTGTATCTTACACGTCCCATGACCCTGCCCAACTCCGACTCTCTCAAGTCGTCCATTACCTCTTCCTTAATCATTGTAAACTCCTATCTCTCCTGCGTTAATCCACTCGGCATGAAGCCCATACTTCTTTAATATATCCGTAATCAACGGATTAATACCAAACTCCCAGTGGGCAATGTCAGGCCCCTCATAAAAACTAGCCCACATAATGTAGTCTTTGTACCCTTCGTAGGCTGACCTACTACCCAAACCCTCAGCACTAATCTGAAAATTCTCTAAGTCACTGCGCTCGTACACCGGCGCACCAATCTTCTTAAGTGCGTTAAATGCTAGTCTATGGTTTCGTTTCATAATTAAATTTCCTCCATTTTATAAACAGATGCGTCTGCTTGACCACCATTGCCGTACATGGCTTGTATATCTAAATCATTGAGCAATGTTTCAGCGTGTTGGTCGTTTACCGCCTCTATATCTTTAGTGATAATTGATTTTACTTCAATATAAATTCTATACTTTTTCATGGTTGTATTCCTTTCTTTGTTATTAAGATTCTATTGTATCGGGTCTGTGGCTCATAAAGTGAGCCTAGTCTCTGCCGTCCCAAAATATTTTTACGTACAACTCACGTGTTGGCTTGCGCACCGTATCAGCCTCAAACCGACCCGTGTTGTAGTACTTCTTAAAGTCTGCACAGGCCTTAAGGTCAAGCCCGCACCTGTGGACGTGCTCACAGCCCGTGCACGGCATTTTTTCATTCAATATCTTTTCAACGTGCCTATTTCGATTCATTGCTATTTTCATATTGTGCCCTCTGCGCCCTGTATGTACTCTTGTTTCTTAATGTCAAAAAAACTAAACGTCTCCCACGCCGTGCCGTCCTCAGTGGGGTCAATAACCATTTCATAGTCACGTGAACCAATCCAAAAATGGTGGTGGGTGCGCTCTCTATGGTCTGCGCCTGATTGCCACAGACGACCCCGTATAGAGCCCCTAGTGCCGTCGTTGATGATAATCCATTGGTCTGTATCAAGATTAAAAATTAATGTAATGGTGACCCTGTTAGTGAGTCTTACGTCGTGTATAGATGCCTTCATTTAATGTATCCGCTTTCAATTAAGTACTGGTTGATAACCTCGTCGATGTCCTCAGTCTCTGAGTTCACTACGCCCTGTGCAATGATGCCTTCAGCGATTTGACATATTAGGTGCCTTGCGCTCGCCCTTGGGTGACCTTGCAGCAAATGGTCCAACTGCCACCCCACCTCGATGGCTACCTCTTCGTCAATGTACGTGTTTTTCATTGTGCCACCTCGACGATTCTGTACTGCTCTATGTCGTACGGCTCCTCTAGGTCACCGTTTTGGAAGTCCACAAGGGTGCAGGCAATAAACTCTTCGAGTTCTTTCTCCGCCTCTTCCTTGGTGTCGTACGTTGTTGGGTTGCCCCGTTCGTCCGTCCATACGTTCTCCCACCCGTACAAAAACTCTGTCTGTACCTCAAATTTAGATGCCATATGCTTCTCCCTTGTGAATAATAAATGTTGGTTCTACTTCTTTGTACACCTCAATAAAGCCCTGTTCGTCGGACACGTACACGTCGTACCCAGCCTCAGCGACTTGAAATGCAACCGTGCCAAATGAATCGTACACTGCGTCCCACGTGCTAAAGTCCAAGCCCTCCCTGTCGATTTTAATGCTGAGTGTATCCTCCCACGAGTCTAAGATGTCGTTGGCTTGGTCCGACAACTGCTGAGGCGTTGCGTCCTCTGCGTCCATGTAGTGGCCGTCCTCCTCGTCGCCCTCCTCGTACTCAAACCAACTGTCAAAGTGCGTGTACTCGATTGGGTTTACTTCCGGCTGTATGTCTAGTAGTGCCATGTTAATTTCTCCTAATGTCGATGATTAAACCGCCTGTTACCTTGGCGTACTTCTTTGCGTGCTTTAAATTGTAAAACGGTATTGATACCTGTTCACCGCTCTTGTCAACGTATACAACTAAGTACTCATAGTCCATTGTGTATCCTTTCAGTTAATAGGGTTGTACTGCGATGCGATAATCCCAAACCGACAACTCTTCGGCGCTTATGCCGGCAAGGTAGGCTTGTGCCTGTGACTCGTTATAAAACCGTGCGACTATTGAACCGCCTAGCATGATGTAAAACATTATTGAATCTCCTCGTCACTTAATAGTTCAATCCCTAAGTCCTTACAAATAGACCTGAAAAGGTCGCCGTTTGCCTTTTTGATAGCAAGAGACTTGCGTCTTTGCTCTTCTTTTTGCTCGTCCGAAAGACGTGGCGTAGGCGCACGGTAATTCATTGGAACCGTCTCAAAACTGTAAGGCAAACTTACTGCCTCGTGGGCTTCAGCACTCATTACACGCTCATAACAAGCCTCGGCACGCTCGTGCTCTTCTTGTCTTGCTTTTGCTAGTGGGTCAAATCTTGTAATCATGGTGTATTTCCTTTGTTGTTTAGATGTATCTATTGTCGTGGGTTATTTCGGGTTTGTGAATTAGGGGAAACCCTTAGTTCTCAAAAATTAATTCAAACTGTTTATTGAACGGCTCTAGGTCTATCTGCACACTGTAGTCCGTGATGCCTGTATCCCTGTCGTACGGGTACACGTTGACGACAAACACGTCCTCGCCCTCGTTGTCGTGGATGTTGACTGAGTAATTATTGAGAAAGTACCAAACGTCCCCGTCCGCATACAGGTCGTGCTTGCAACGCTCTTTGATAATGTCTACGGCCTGTTGTAATCGTCTAGTATTCATATTAGTCCTCTAGTATTTGTACGATGTAGCCCATCTCTAACAAGTAGCCGGCCTCTTCGACGGCCTCTTCTATTGTGGCAAACTTCTCTTCTCTAAACGGCTCGTTAATGCTTGTAGTTTTATATAGTGTGTACATAGTAATCCTTTCAGGTTGTTAGTCATCATCAGTGCACGCCTCACGTGCAGACAGCCGGCCGGCTGTTTCGACTTGGTTATTTTGTGCACCCCTCACAATTGCAAGAAATAACATTTCCTTCTTTAACATACTTTCTTAAGTCAGCCAGTGAGTCAAACCCCCTAATATGATAAATATCAGAGTCATTAATACGAAAACCGGCCGGCGTATTTAAAATGTAATCTGTATTACCGAAATAATCGCTCGAAATGTCCACATCACGTTTAATGTTTAATTTGTATTTCATATTATTACCTTTCAGCATGAGTGTTGATATCCACACAGTCGTCCAACTCGTCGACCATGTCGGCACTGTATCGGTTACCGTCAATATAAAGGAAAACGTACTGCTCTTGGTCGCAGTCTTTTAACTGCTCGATTAGGTCTTTAACTTTCATATTAGTCTTTCCAATCGATGGTTATGTTGTTGGCGTTGCACAAGTCAATGACTATCTGCTCGTATACGTTAATGAACCTGTCACTAATTGAGCAGTCAAACAAGTCCGTGACGAACACTTGTTTGTCTGTTGTGTTGGCGTATTCTTTTAAGTCGTCTGTGGTTATCTTTAACATCATGTCCATGACGGTCTTATCTCTAAGTAATTGCTTTGGTAACATGGTAATCCTTTCAGGTTGTTAGTCATCATCAGTGAGCGCCTTACGCTCAGACAGCCTCGACGGCTGTTTCGACTTGTTTACTGGTAAATAATGTTCTCAGCATATGCGATTAACTGTGCGTCTTTATGGTCAAGTGTTTTAACCAATTGGTAATCGTCGTCGATGAAATCATATATTTCATACTTAAACTGCTTTGTCTTTGTGTTGTACTCTAAAACGTCTGTATCACCTACTTGCCACGTATATACATCGTCGCCTAGTTTCTCAGGCAGTAATGCAAGTGGAACTACTTTGTGTGAGTCAATTAATTTTAAGAATGTAAAGTTTGCCATGGTATATATCCTTTATGTTAGGGTTTCGCACTTACGTGCTCGTCAGTACTGGTACATAACCAGTAGACCCTTTAGGTCTTCTAGAGCGTTTCCATCCTCTAGGCTTGCCTCATGTTTACAGTGGTAGGTACTTTAACTCGCCACTTGCGGTGATTAGCACCGCCCCTCCAATAACTACTATTCTCCTCGCATTTTTGGCGTCTGTCATTGGGGTAAACCCTAGGTTATGCAAAATAATTGGACTTTATCACATCGTGAAATGATTACACATATGTTACACAATTCGCCCCAATTGTCATAAATATTTCACTTGACACGCTTGTTCTATAAGGCTCGCAGGCCTGCCTCTCAGAACGCTCTGTGTTGCGTTATCTTATCGGGTCTAGTGCAGACGCCTCAGACAAGAATTAAACGCCTTGTAGCCCCCTCTATTGGCGTTTAAATGCCATGTTGTGGGCGTGCAACAGTGGGATATCGTGGGTAATTGTGGAAGATGTTATTAGCCATGTTGGGGCGCCCACCGCACCGTGTCCGTCGCGCCCGCATGGCCTATCAGACCGTAATGATAATCATTCTCATCTAGGCTCGGTGCGCAGGGGGACAGAGTGGCCAGTAAGTCAGTAAGCGCACACTAACAGTGAGGGACAGAGTGGGCCCGTTTGCCACTAAGTCAGTGTGCACTAACATACAGTGAGGGACAGAGTGGGCGCCGAGGCTGATTGCGAATGAGAATCATTCTCATCTGCGCTTGGTGCTAGTTAAGTCTGTAGGGCGCCTAGACTATGTGTGTAAGTGCTCACTTAACGCACCGCCCCAGTGAGCGCTTACTTACATAGCGCACCGCCCCAGTGAGCGCTTACTTACATTGTGCCTATGTGTGTGAGTGCTCACTTCGGGGGGTGTTGTTTATAAACCACACACCCTTAACGGGTCCTGTCCGGCGGGCCGGGGCCGGGGGCCCCACAGATCAGTAGCTCGTATAATTTTCCAGTGTTTGTGCAAAAAAGTGACTTTTAAATTTTTTTTTTTGGGAAATTCTATAAGGTTTACTTAGGGTAAACCCTTAGTGACTTCTGTAAGTCCTTGATATTTGTCTGGGTTGTACCACTAGTACTACTCTTTTATTCTTTTTATTATTTTTAAAAAAATAAAATAAATATACTGGGGGTAAGGTCAAAAACGTCGTACAAGTGGTACTAGTGGTACAAATTGGAATACAACGGCGGAAAAACAACAAAGTGTGCATTAATGTAAGTATGAAATACGCATATCAGATACAAGGTGCACTGGAGGATCAAAACCAGGAAATCACAGGATTTCGGGTTATCTTGTGCACGGCGTATCATTTTTATAACGTGGACGCACCAGCAGAGTTGTTTGATAGAAGCACCTTACAGTACATTAAGTTTAGGCTGGCGGTAAATTCACACATGAACATGAAGAACCTGCCTGTGCCTATTCAAAATAAGATTAGAACGCCGTTAGGGCGTTTCCTTGACTTTTGGGTCTTAGAAAATACAGATGGCTATTTTAGCGAACGAAAAGATATTAACACTTGATTATTGGAAGACTGCGGATAAAGTAGTTGTGGGAGACTATGTGTTTGACAGGAAGGGCGACCTGGTTAAGGTCACCAGCATCCAGCACTTTGAGTCTAGGTGCTACACCATCCACCTGGACGATTTGATGTCTGTCAACGGTAACGGCGCGCTTAGTTTTTTATTGGAAACTCCCAAGTACAGGATCAGGTCGCTGGAGTACAAGGGCAAAAAAGAGTTTAGGCGGCCCCTACTAAAGCTGTCCGTGCTTGAGTTGCTTGAAAAACCACTGCGCTACAAGGGCAACAAGCTATTTTTTTCAATCCCAACCTGCGAACCGCTCAAGTTACCGCACCAAGACTTGCCAGTTCCGCCGTTTGTCTTTGGCTTTTGGTACTGGAACCGACTAAAGAATAACGTTTTTGCACTAAAAGACATAAACTTTAAAGAAACGACGCAAAAATTAAAAGATTTTGGCTACAAGGTTATTAAATTATCAAAAAGACACGACAGCGCACACATTTTTAGCCTGGAGCCAAGCGTCGAGTCGCAGCTATACCCATTTATACCCCCACAAATACCCAATAACTACCTTTTAGCCAGCCAGGAGCAACGAATTGAGCTCCTAAGTGGCATTATTAATGGCAGAATCAGGCAGTACCATAAAAAAATAGATCGTTTTAAGATTGGTTGTGCTAATTGGCTAAGAGTTAGGCAGCTACAGGCGCTGATTGAGTCAATTGGTTGCAAGACAACCATCCATTCACAAGAATACATCAAGTCTTACACCATTAGCTTTAAAAGTCGTTACAAATTATGTGAGCATCAAGAATCACCACCGATACGCATACACCAAACGCGTAGGTACATTACAAAGATTGAAGAGATTGGCACACATCAATGTGTACACATTGAAACCAACGGGCCGGATGGCTCATTTTTAGTAGGTGAAGGGTTTATCACATGTCGTTAACAGCAATACAAGAAAAAATTCTAGCAGAATTTGCAAACAAGTACAAAGACCTTCCTAAGTCTGAGGTAGAGGGTGCTATGTGGATGGTTAAGTACCAGCTATCAGCATTGCCACACCAAAAAGAGCCGGAAGATGGCGAGTACGACACTTTTTTAATGCTTGCTGGTCGAGGTGCCGGTAAGACGTGGACCGCGTCCAATTGGATTGGCGAGCGTGCGTGGAAGTTTGACAAGACCCGGTGGCTAGTCACCGCGCCAACAACAAACGACATACGCGCGACATGCTTTGAGGGCGACTCAGGGCTACTAAACATCCTGCCTCGATCGATTATCCGCGACTACAACAAGTCTTTACTGGAAATCACACTCATCAACGGCTCGCTGATTCAGGGCATACCTGGCTCGGAGCCAGAACGTTACCGCGGTAAGCAATACCATGGCGCGTGGTTTGACGAGCTGTGCGCCTTTGAGTACATCGACGACGCGTACGATCAGGCACAGTTTACGTTGCGTCTTACAGACCCGCGCATACCGCGCGTGCAACAGATTATCACCACAACCCCCAAGCCACTGGAATTAATAGTTGACTTAAACGAGGGCAAGGTTGGCGGCGACGTGTACGTGGCCAGCGCTAGCTCGTACGACAACCGCGCCAACTTGTCGGACACATTTTTCAAACAGCTCGAGTCTTACGACGGCACTAACCTAGGACGCCAAGAAATTTATGGGGAGATTCTTGACCCCGAAGAGGCGGGAATTATTAAACGTAAACAGTTTCGCATGTGGCCAGCCAATAAGCCAACACCCAATCTAGAGTACGTGATTGCCTCGTACGATCCAGCCACCAGTGAAAAAACAGTCAACGATCCGACGGCCTGCACGGTCTGGGGTGTGTTTGAACAAGAAGACGCCGGCACGGCCATCATTCTTTTAGACTCGTGGGATGCCCACTTGGCGTACCCAGAGCTTAGACGTAAAGTAATCAACGACTTTAAGGAGGTGGTGTACGGCGCGGACAACACGTTTGCCAAGGGCCGTAAGGCTGACTTACTGCTCATGGAGGACAAATCCGCCGGTATCTCACTCATTCAAGAGCTACAAGGCGCAGGCGTACCAGTGCGCGGCTACAACCCGGGACGTGCCGATAAGGTCCAGCGTATCAACATTGTCGCGCCAATTGTGGCCAAGGGCAAAGTGTTCATACCAGAAGAGCCAACACAAAAAGGCGAATTTGCCCACTGGTCCAAAAGATTTATTCGGCAAGTGTGCTCGTTTCCTGAGGCCAAAGGACATGACGACTACGTGGACTCACTATCACAAGCCTTGCGGGTGCTTAGAGACTCAGGCTGGATCCAGTTAGACCCACTGCCGGCTAGGGACTACTCTTACATTGACGACCAGCTAAACAGAAAATTTTCAAACCCTTACGCACAATAGGGCGGTAATTATCCGCTTTGTGCATTAATAGAAATAAGACCAACAGTAGGCTTAAAAAACAATGGCAAACCCAAACATACCGATTCAACAAGGTGGTAATTTACCAGCTTTGGATTTTAAAAAAGACGAAGAAGTTAAAAAAGAACAGCTTCAAGAAGAAGAGATATCTGAGCTTGAGCAAAAATTGGGTTTGGATGAAAGCGAAACAGAAGGCGAAATAATTGAATTAGAAGACGGTTCCGTGATTATTAACATGGAACAAACCAAGGGCCCTAAAGACAGCCCTAAGTTTTATGAAAATTTAGCCGAGTCATTAGATGATGCTACGTTGGACCAATTGGCCAATGACTACTTAGACTTTATCGACAATGACCAAGATGCCAGAAAAACAAGAGACAAGCAATATGAAGAGGGGCTACGCCGCACTGGTCTTGGTAAGGACGCTCCTGGCGGCGCTACTTTTGATGGTGCTTCTAAAGTTGTTCATCCAGTTATGGCGGAGTCATGCGTAGACTTTGCTGCAAGTTCTGCAAAAGAGTTACTTCCACCTGAAGGCATTGTTAAGGCCAACATTAAAGGCACGGATAACAAAGACAAGTTAGAAATAGCAGAACGTAAGGCTAATTTTTTAAATTGGCAGTTAACAGAACAAATTCCAGAGTACCGCGATGAGATGGAACAGCTACTCACACAGTTGCCATTGGGTGGTTCACAGTTTTTAAAATGGCGCTGGGATAGTGAACAAACTCGCCCAATGTGTGAGTGGATACCAATTGACAACATCCTATTACCTTACTCCTCTACCAATTTTTACACAGCACAGCGTGTAACAGAAGTACAAGACATTACAGAAGACATTTTTTTACAGCGCGTAGAGCAAAAAATCTACAGAGAAATTGATTCAACTTACTCATCCGACGCGCCGTTAAATGATCAAACACAGTCTGAAAAAGCAAACAATAAAATTGAAGGCAAAGACTTACCCGGTAAAAATATTGACGGTTTGCGTCGCATATACGAGATTACTTGCTTTATGCGCTTGGAAGACGATGACAAAACAGACGGCAAGCGCGCACCTTACATTTTAACAATCGACGAGACAACCGGTAAGGTATTGTCTTTGTATAGAAACTGGGCAGACGGCGATGAAAAACTTGAGAAATTGGACTGGTACGTTGAATTTAAGTTTATACCTTGGCGTGGCGCTTATGCTATTGGTTTACCTCACCTTATTGGTGGTCTTAGCGCCGCTCTTACTGGCGCACTTCGTGCTCTCCTTGACGCTGCACATATTAACAATAGCCAGACAATGCTTAAACTCAAGGGCGGACGCATTGGTGGACAGTCTGATCGGATCGAGCCGACGCAAGTAATAGAAATTGAAGGCGCTCCAGGTGTTGACGACGTGCGCAAGTTGGCGATGGCCTTGCCATTTAACCAGCCCTCTAGCGTCCTATTTAACCTTCTAGGATGGCTTACAGACGCGGCTAAGGGTGTGGTAACCACCGCAGAAGAAAAGATTGGCGAAGCAAATAATAACATGCCGGTGGGTACAACCCAGGCATTGATTGAGCAAGGTGCCAAAGTATTTTCTAGCATTCATGCACGATTGCACCGCAGCCAAGCCAAGTCATTAAAAATTATTTCGCGAATTAATAACTGGTACTTGTCTGAAATGGACAATCAGTCAGGCGAAGAAGTAGAAGTTCGTGACTTTGCCTACAATAGCGACGTACGCCCTGTTTCAGACCCTAACATTTTTTCTGAGACACAACGTCTTGCACAAAATCAAGCCTTGTTGCAAATGGCAACGTCTGCGCCTCCCGGAATGTTTGACTTACGCGCCGTTTACAGCCGTATTGTGCAACAACTAAAGATACCGGAAGCGGAACAAATACTACCAAACCCACAAGGCGCAAAAGAATCCAACCCAGCGTTAGAAAACGTTTCTATGACGATGGGCAGACCAGCTGCTGCCTACCCCGACCAAGATCACATGTCACACATACAGGTTCACCTGGAGTATGCAAAGAATCCGGTATACGGTGGCAGCCCGGTCATTGGACCATCATTTGCTCCGGTGTGTTTAGAACATATCAAGCAACACTTAATGTTGTTTTATCTGCAGTCTATGCGTAGTGTTGTTGCACAAGCCTCGGAAGGAAAAGACGTACTAAATCTACACGAAGAAAAAGCGTTAGATAAAGAGTCACAGCAAGCTATAGCGCTTTGCTCTAAGATTGTTGACCAAGACTCACAACAAGTCTTACAGCCGTACATGCAAGACATTATGGCTTTAGTACAAAAAGTACAGCAAATGCATCAGGCAAAACAACAAGAAGCTGCAGGAGCTGATCCAACAGCACAGGTTATTCTTAAAACTCAAATGGCAGAAACAGAACGTAAAGCTAAAGAGTTCCAAGCCAAAATGCAGTCAGATGTACAAAAAGCAACACAAGACTACCAGCTTAAGGTTGCTGAATTACAGCAAAAAGTGGCGGAATTGCAGGCTAAGTACTCAACACAAACCAGCATTGATAACCAGCGCAACGCAACAGACATTGCAATGGCTAACATTAACAACGCCGCGCGCGAGCGTGTGGCAATGATTACAGCCGGCGCTCAAATGGATCAGCAACAAATGCAGTTGGAACACGAACAAGACATGTCAGCTATGGAGGCAATTGCCGCAGCCAATCAAGACATTAGGCAGCATGGATTGTCAATTGAGCAGCAAAACTTCCAACAACAGGCCGAAATGGTAAAGCAGCAAGCACAACAAGATGCACAACACCAAGCACAAATTGGACTAGCTGATCAACAGCATCAGCAGCAATTAATGCAAAATGATCAACAACATCAGCAGCAAGTAGTGCAAAATGATCAACAGCACCAAAACACAATAGAACAACAAATGCAGCAACCGCAACCGCAATCACAACCGCAAGAAGGACAATAACATGGCAGAAAAAGAACTAGGCTACAAAAAAGCATACAAGATGACTGGCACTCCAGGTTACGCTGGTGGCCCCGACCAAAAAGTAGAAAACGGAGCGTCAGGCTCACACCGCGACAACAACTGGAAGGCCGGAGCTAAACAAGCTAAAATGGCTAAATCACCTAAAGTTGGACCAGATAAAAACCTTAATGAAATTGGTGGTGGCAATTTTTATTAATTGTAAGGGCGGATTTTTTAGCTCTTTTGTATTAATAGAATTATGAAAGACATTTTAAGTGAGATCCTGAAGAGGATTAAGAACACACAAAAAGACATGACAGAGGCGATAGCTTCTGGTGCAAACGTACATAGCTTTGACTCGTATCAAAGACTTGTCGGTAAGCGCGAGGGTTTGTCCGATGCCCTAGCGATTATTGAAGCAATTTTATCGGAAGATGACGAAGACCTGTAAAGGTTAAGGAGCACTGTAGAGTGATTGACGTAAAAGAAAAAGACGAGCCGGATTTACGCACGGAAGAGGAGTGTTTTCCTGTTGTAGATCATGGTATTGACGTGGCTGGTGACCGTGTTTTAGTCCAACTAAGACGTGAAAAAATAACCAGCAAGGGTGGGATCATCTTAGTTGATGAAACCAGACAGACGATTAAGTTTAACGAAACCGTAGCCAAAGTAATTCAAGTAGGCCCGTTAGCGTACCGTAACCTAGACGATCTAAGCAATTGGATTGAGGGACCGTGGTGTAAAGAGGGTGACTTAGTGCGTACAATTAAGTATGGTGGCGATCGTTGTGTAATTGATGCAGGAGATGGTGGTGCAGCCGTAGTGTTTATCACACTACAAGCACGAGAAATCATTTCACGTATTAAGAGCTTTGCTCACGCACAAAAAATGAAAGCGTTTGTTGATTAATTAACTTTTGGGAAAAAGTATGAGTGAAAATGAAAAAGATGTTCCAATTAAAGAACGTGAAGATGGTACAGTAATAGCGAGCGTCGGTGAGCATCCAGACGACGTACTGGACGACGAAGTAGAAGAAAAAGCCGAAGGTGGTTCCGTTGACGATGACACAGATCAAAACGAATCAGACACCAACGAAGCAGATGAAAATGAGACAGAAGAAGAGCGCGAGAAAATTCGCGAGGCTAGACGTGAAGAACGTAAGCTAAAAAAAGAGCTTTCAAAACAGCGTGAAGTATCCGCAAAACATAAAATTTCAGCACTTGAGCGCAGAAATGAAGAACTAGCAAAAAGATTGGCCGCGGTAGAAAATACTGCAGCATCGTATGAATTTGCGCAGATTGATAAGGCCCTTGAAGACGAGGCAACCCGTGTTGAGTACGCAAAAATGAAAATGCTAGACGCGGCTCAACGAGGCGACGCAGCCGCTCAAGTAGAATATTTAGAACAGTTAACAGACGCCAAGCAGCGACTGCAACAGGTTCAACATTATAAGAAACAACAAGTTGAGGCGGCCAAATCGCCAAAACAAAACGTGCCCAATCCGGCGGCCAATGAAATTCAACAAAATGCGACACAGTGGTTAAAAAGAAATTCTTGGTACGACCCACAGGCGCGAGATACAGACAGTAGAATTGCCAAAGTAATAGACTCCGAACTAGCTGCCGATGGGTGGGACCCAGCGGACCCAGAGTATTGGGAAGAGCTAGATAGTCGTTTATCAAACCGTTTACCACACCGATACTCAAGTAAAGGCGGCGCAAAACGAGCAAACCCAACGGCGTCAAGTCGCACAGCACAGTCAACCAGTAATAAACCTGGGACAATCACACTAAGTCGTGATAGAGTGCAAGCGATTAAAGACGCGGGAGCTTGGGATAGTGTTGAGAAACGAAACAAAATGATCCGCGCCTATGCTGCGTATGATCGTGCAAATAAAGGATAATTGAAATGGCAAATACTAGAATAAAAAGAGATTTAGACGATCGTTTAGCGGATCGTATACAAGAAGTTAAAGACAGAACCACATTAGATAGTTCTTCTATTGCGCACCGGGAACGCCTTGACGCGTTCCGTGATAAATGGGCAAACAGTGCGCTGCCCGACATCCCAAAGGATTCAATCCCCGGGATGCATTTGTGTTGGTTGTCAACAACTAATACTTATGACAGTATCGACAAACGTATGGCGTTGGGTTATGAACCAGTTAAAGCTGCGGAGTTAGGCAAAAGCTTTGAAGGACTAGGTAAGATGAACTCGGGCAAGTTTGAAGGCTGTGTTTCTTGCAATGAGATGGTTCTTTTTAAATTACCAGAAGACGTCTACCAAGAAGTTATGAAAATGTTACACCTAGAAGACCCACTTGAACACCAGCGCAACATTACCGCACAGGTAAGAAGCACTGCACAAGAAGGCAAGGGTGGCAGATCTATTCTTGAAGGCGGAATCTTGGAAATGGAAAAAGAAGCACAAAAAGCGAATAGCAATATTCGTTTCCAATAACAAACTTAAAAACAAAGGAAAAAATAAATGTCAACAACATTTCAACCCTTTGGCCTGAAACCTGCATACCACCCAAGTGGCTTAGATCGTGCAGTACCATTCGCTGGTACTAACACCTTTGTTACTGGAGTATCTGGATATTCTGCTCCTTACTCGTTGTCTTCTGGCCAGTCTTTCTGGCAGTTCCAACCTGTAGCGATCACATCTTCTGGTCAATTGACAATTGCAAACCAAACTGCTTCAAGCGGTAAAGTATATGGCGTATTCAACGGTGTAGAATATACATCCGCTGAAGGCCGTCGTTCAGTGGCTAAATACGCTGCTAAAACAACTCTTGATGCTGCTACAAACATCGTTTTCTGGATCTTCTCTGATCCAGCACTCGTGTATGAAGCACAAATCAATGGCTCTGCAACTTCAGCAGCTATTGGTACTGAATACAACTTTGACACAACTACTGGCTACACAGTATCCGATGGTTACGCTATCGGTAACGGTGGTGCGGGCTTCTCTACTACAGCGTTAGCGGCAAGTGCTGTTTCTTCTGGCGCACAAGGTCAAGTTCGTGTGGTTGGACTTGGACGTGAAGTAGCATACCCAGCAGGCAATACAAATGCTTGGGGTGACACTTACACAATCGTTCAAGTTCAGATTTGTAACAATCAGTTCGCTGCTCCGTCAGTCTCTGTATAATAACGAAAGGATATAGCTATGGCAACTCCAATGCGTAGTACCGACTTTCGTGCGGTAGTCGAACCGATTATCAACGAAGTCTTTGATGGCGTTTATGAACAACGCGATGACGAGTGGAAGGGATTCGTAGAACAAATCCAAGGTATTCCACGTAATTACCACGAAGAAGTAATGTTGTATGGTATGAATGCTGCTCCTGCGATGCCTGACGGAACTCCTGTCAGCTACGACCAGGGTGGTACATTGTACATCACACGTTTCATCTATCAAATCTATGGTTTAGCGTACGCTATGACCAAAGTGTTGATGGAAGATGGTGATCACATCCGTATCGGCTCAACGTTTGCTAAACACTTAGCGCAGTCTATGATTGAAACCAAAGAAACATTATGTGCAAACATTCTGAACTTTGCTTTCACAGCAGGCTACATCGGTGGTGATGGCGTAACATTGATCAACACAGCACACCCAATCGCTAACGGCGCTTCTTACTCTAACCAGTTATCTACAGCTGCTTCTTTGAGCCAAACTTCTGTTGAACAGTTGTTAATTCAAATTCGCTCTGCTGTTGACAACAACGGTAAGCGTATTCGCTTGAAAGCAGAGCAGTTAGTTGTTCCTCCAGCACTCGAGTTCCAGGCAGAGGTTATCCTCAAGTCTGTTCTCCGTTCTGGCACAGCTGACAACGATTTGAACCCAATCAAGTCAACAGGTATGTTGCCAAAAGGCGCACACGTTGTTACTCGTTTGAGCTCAAGCAAAGCTTGGTGGATCCAGACTGACGCAGAAAACGGCTTAATGCTAATTATGCGTCGTCCTATGGAAAAATCCATGGAGGGGGACTTTGAGACTGATAGCATGCGCTACAAAGCTACTGAGCGTTACGCCACAGGATGGCACGATGCCCGTAATATCTTTGGTACAGCAGGTTTATAATCCAATAAACCACAAAAAACAGAAAGCCCACCCACAAGGTGGGTTTTTTGCATTTTAGGGCGGAAAATCCATTTAATTTGCATTAATAGAAATAGGAAGATTAATCTCATACTGACCGCTGACCCTTCCCAGCGAGACGACTTAGAGACAGTTTGAGATAGCCACTAAGATAAGGAATTATAATGTCCAGTACATTTACACAACCAATTCGTGTATTTAAACGCAACAACCCAACAAACAACGGCACAATCGCCCTAGACAACACTGGCGTAGTTATGTGTGCCCAACCAGTTTCTTTCTCTGGCGTAAACGCTGCTGGAGCAATCACAACTTACGGAACAGGTAGTGCGTCCACTACAGCAGATCCAGTGGTTTTGCCGGCTGGCGCGTTAGTTTATAACGTAAAACTTATTGAAACAACAGCTCCATCAGCATTTACTGGATTAGTCATTACCGTTGCCGTTGGTGGTGTTACAGTTGGTACAATTACACCGTTAACAACAGGTGGTGTTATCAACATGGCTTTCACAGCTACAACTACAGCAACGGCAGCACTAAGCGTTGGAACATCTGATGCAACAGTAACCTTTACCGTTGGCTCAACATCTGGCGTGACAGGCACATTGGCTGGAGTATTTGTGGTTGAGTACTTAGCCCGTAACTTTGACGGTTCTATTGTTGCCTACGGCTCCGGTTACACAAACAACTAATTAATTACCTAGGGGGTTCGCCCCCTTTGTCTAACATTTAAGGAAATTAATTATGGCGCTTACAACAAATCTGCAACAAACATCTCCACCACATTCCGTGACGGTTCAAGGTGCCTATGAGCCCTTTGACCTTCAAGTTGCTCGTAATCAAATTATGGGTCACCAAGTACTTAGTCTTTTTGGTTATCAAGCTGCTATTGGGAACACAAAAGTTCCTGTGTGGGAAAACGCAACAGCGTACACTTACATTACGTCCGCTTCAACGCTTACATTAGTTAGCACGTCAGCGTCTGATAACACAACAGCAAAAGTTTTTATTAGTGGTTTGGATTCAAACTTTAATCCTATATCAGAAACATTGGCTTTAAACGGTGTAACGGGCGTTACAACAGTTAACAGCTACTTCCGTGTTAACAGTATGATAATGACCACACCAGGTACTAGCCAGACAACTAACGTTGGCACAATTACTTTAAAGCAATCGTCAAACATTGTGTCACAAATTAATGCTGGTATTGGTAAGTCACAAAGCACGGTTTATACAGTTCCCGCTGGCTATACGTTTTATTTAGACTTAGCTGAAGTTAACACGTCAAATAGTTACACGTCATCAAACATTGTGACTTACTCAGTACAAGCAATTAATAACACAACGGGCGTTAAATTAGCTGTTTTACAGCAACCATTTGTGTCTATTTATGTAGTTAACAGATCATCTGAGCCGTTTGCTTACACAGAAAAAACTGACATTCAGTGGCAGTTGGTGACAAGCACCGCAACCACAATTGCTGCGGGTGTAATTATTACTGGTAAGTTAATTAAAAACGATAGCCAGACTGCCTAATCATGTCAGTCTACCTTGACACTCGAGGTAATTCTGTACTGTCTGTGGCGGTCTGTGACCGCTGTAGTAGAAAGTTTGCCTACGTGGACTTAATGCCAGATCCGAACTTCCCCGGCATGCGCGTGTGTAAGGATGATTTAGATAATTTTGACCCTTGGCGGTTACCAGCAAGACAAACAGAAAACATAGCATTACGGTTCCCAAGACCCGACATTGATATAGCAACGGGTCCAGTAGCAGGCAATCAAATTGTTACAGAAAATGGATTCCAAAACGATAACTCGTTCTTTGTTACTGGCGTAGAGCCAGGAACGGTACCGCAGGGTGACTTAAACCTAGACAGTATTTACCAGTTCTTTCCATCATCCACCATACCGTCGTTGTATTCTATATCCCCCACAACGGGGCCATTGGCTGGTGGCACTAACATAACGATTACTGGCACTAACTTTGTTAACATTACAAATGTTAAGATTGGTGGAACCAACGCGGCAAGCTTTAATATTGTAAGCCCAACACAAATGACTGCGGTTACACCAGTGTATACAATTACAGGTATTGTAGACGTGTCAATCATATCTACATTTGGAACTTCTACACTGCATGGTGCATTCACATACACATAAGAATAATAAATGGCAGATAGATCGATAACCCAACTACCGATTGCATATAACCTAACGGGTGAAGAGCAAACGGTAGTTGTACAAGGTGGAGTAACTAAGCAAGCGTCGGTATCGCAACTTGCTAATGCTGCGTCGCCTGGTAAATTGATTACCAACGTTGGTTACAATCCAGTCAATGGTTTCTTAATATTTTATTATAGTGACGGCACAACTTCTACAGTAGGTCCTGTTTCTGGCTCGTCAGGCTTCAGTGGCTTTAGTGGTTATAGTGGTATCTCTGGCTACAGTGGTGTATCAGGATACAGTGGGCAGTCTGGTTATAGTGGGTTTTCTGGATTCAGTGGAATCTCTGGCTATAGTGGTTCGGGCGTGTCGGGTTACAGCGGCAGATCTGGCTACTCTGGTTTAGGGTTATCGGGCTACAGTGGTATCTCTGGCTACAGCGGTGTGTCTGGGTTCAGTGGCACGTCTGGATACAGCGGATCTGGAATCTCTGGCTACAGTGGTTCGGGTGTATCTGGTTTCTCGGGGTACTCTGGCTTGGGTTTATCTGGCTACAGTGGCGTGTCTGGGTTTAGTGGCGTGTCTGGCTACAGCGGTGTGTCGGGATACAGCGGTCAGTCTGGCTACAGTGGTTCTGGTCAGTCTGGATTCAGTGGTTACTCTGGCGCTGGTTTGTCGGGTTACAGTGGCGTATCTGGGTATAGTGGTGTGTCTGGGTACAGTGGTGTGTCAGGCTACAGTGGCTTGGGTATATCGGGTTACAGTGGATCTGGTCAATCTGGGTTCAGTGGGTACTCTGGTGTTGGCTTGTCTGGCTATAGCGGGTACTCTGGCGCGGGTCTGTCTGGCTATAGTGGTCAGTCTGGCTACAGTGGCTCTGGTGTTTCTGGCTATAGTGGATCTGGTGTTTCTGGCTATAGTGGGTACTCCGGCGCGGGTCTATCTGGCTATAGTGGGTACTCTGGAAGCGGTGTATCAGGGTACAGTGGTGTATCAGGCTATAGTGGTATCTCGGGCTACAGTGGCTCTGGCATATCTGGCTACAGTGGATCTGGTGTATCTGGTTTTTCAGGCTATTCTGGCTTAGGTTTATCTGGCTACAGTGGATACTCTGGAAGCGGTGTGTCTGGGTACAGTGGTATCTCGGGCTACAGTGGCTCTGGCATATCTGGCTACAGTGGATCTGGTGTATCTGGTTTTTCAGGCTACTCTGGCTTAGGTTTATCTGGCTACAGTGGATACTCTGGAAGCGGTGTGTCTGGGTACAGTGGTGTATCAGGCTACAGTGGCTCTGGCATATCTGGCTATAGTGGATCTGGTGTGTCTGGTTTTTCAGGCTACTCTGGCTTAGGTTTATCTGGCTACAGCGGTATCTCTGGGTATAGCGGTCAAAACGGGGTTGCCTCAGCTGGTGGATTAAACACACAGGTTCAATACAACAATAGTGGAAGTTTAGCTGGCAACGCCAACTTCACCTACACAGGAAATGATGTTAATATACCTTTTGGAACATCTAATTCTGCAACGTCTAGTGCTAAAATAGCATTAGCACTTTCTATGATTGCTTAATATGCCCATAAATTACGTTTCTGCACAATCAGCATCAGTTACGACAAATACAACAGTCTATAATCCTGTTACATCTGGAGTTCAATCCACTTTAATTGGATTATTGATTGCAAATACAACTTCTTCTTCAGTAACTGCATCTGTAACTTTAGTCAATTCAGGTGCGACTGTAACGACAAATATAGTTAATAACGTAGTAATTCCCAATGGAACAGCATTAGATGTAGTGCAATCAGCAAAAATAGTTGTGCCACAAAATTACGCAGTTAAAGTAGTTTCAAGTGGTGCTGTTGATGTAACTGTGTCTGCGGTGGAGGTCAGCTAATGTCATATATTGGAAATGCTCCTCAATCTGCAACATTAGTTGGTCAAGTCGGTGGTGATTTTGATTCTGTACCATTATTAGATAACGTAGTTCGTGGTGATCTTGCTTTATCTACTCAGGTAATTAATCAGCCTACAAGAGATATTAACGGTAACTTAATTCTTAGTGATTCGCCACAGGTTATTAAACTTGTAGCATCTACTATTGGTCAAGCGTTTACAATTGATACATTAGGCTATAACAGCATTGAATTTACGACTCAAGCATTTATTGGTACTGTATTGGGTTCAAACGATAACATTACTTATTCTGCAATTGGTGGTATTAACAACGCAGGTGCATGGGTTACAACTTTAGCAGCAGTCAACACAAATTATATTTTTCCATGTCAAGGTAGATACATTAAAGTAACTTCTACAACAGTTGGTGCATTTTCTTACAATTTAAGAACTGTGCCATTTATGGGTAATAACGTAGCAGCGATTGGTGGCTCGGCAGTATCAGCATCGGCTGCACAATTAGGTATGTCAATAGTTAACATCGGTGCAGCTGCTCAATCATCGACTAACCCATTATACGTATCGCCTTTAGCATTAGCAGCGACAAACAACCAAACGATTGGGCAGAGTATTATTACTGCAACGGCTGCAGCAGTGGTTCAAGTAAAAGCTACTGCTGGTCGTATAACAATGCTAAATATGCAGAATAATTCTGCAAACATTGCGTTTTTGCACTTACAGAACAACGGTACAGCTACAACATCCACAGCATCTGTGCAAACCTATGTAATACCTGCAAGTATTGGTGCAACTGTTAACGTGAGTTTACCTGACGGTGGATTGTATTTATCAGCAGGTATCGCTTTTACAGTATCAGGTCTTATTACTTCAGGTGATGCTACAGCACTTACATCGCCTTCACTTGTAGTTAACTACGCATTTATTTAAGGAGAAATTATGGCATTACCAATCAACGGAACAGTCGGTGGATCAGCAGCACAAGCTGTTGGTACTAACCCAACGAACTTAGCATTAAGAATCGGTTCTACATCAGAACTTATTGTTGACGAACTTCATGGTCGTTATTATGAAACTACTGTGCGTAAAGCTATGTTTTCAGGTGCAAACTTAACAGGTGTAACAACAACTGCAGCGTTTGCAACAACTTATACAGGTATGTGTTTATCTAATCCTATTGGTTCTACAGTTAACTTAGTATTGACTAAAGTAACTTATGCTCCTGTAGTGGCTCAAACTGCTGCGTTAGTCATGGGTATTATGACTGGTTATTCAGCATCAGTTAACGTAACACATACAACACCATTAGTTCCTTTGTCTAACTTTGTTGGTCAACCAGCAGGTACAGGATTAATTGACTCATCAGCAACTTTACCTGTTGCTCCTACTCGTTTAATTCTTTTAGGTACATTGACAACAGGTGCAATTACTCAAACATTGTTAAATGGTTCTGTAACTGATATGGAAGGCTCTGTAGTCATTCCTCCTGGTGGTTACGCTGCTATTTATACATCTGCTGCATCTGTTGCATCATCATTAGCATTTGGAATGATGTGGGAAGAAGTTTCAGTAACTATTTAATATTATGACTATAGACGAAGTAATTACGGTATTACAGAACAGGCTAACAGTATTGCAGAACGCAAGGTCTGCCGCTGTTGCCAATGGTCAAATGGACGTATTGGCTCAAATGGATATTGATATACTGACGGTTACTTCAACCTTACAAAAGATACAAAGTCTGGTATAATAAAAGTTTGAAAAAACTTTAAGGACAACATGAAATATAGCATCGTTATACCAACGTATAACAACTGTGAAAAGTATTTAAAGCCGTGTATCGACTCTATTATACAGCATACCAACGTGGAAGATGTGGAATTAATTATATCTGCCAACGGTTGTACAGACAACACAAGTGCTTATTTACACTACTTAATAACTGCTATACCAAACATCAAGGTGATTTGGAACGACAAGGCACTAGGTTACTCTGGTGCTAACAACGTAGCAATTAAAGAGGCAACGTGTGACAAGATTGTATTGTTGAACAATGATACGGTGCTGTTAGGTCAGGCTAAAAACGATTGGCTGAATATTTTAGACAAGCCGTTTGCTGATCCAGAGTGCGGTATATCGTGCATCATTAAGGGTCACTCAGAGCCAGCCAATCACTTCTTTGCTGTGTTCTTCTGTGTAATGATACACCGCAAGGTATTCGACAAAATAGGCCTTCTGAACGAAGAATATGGCGTTGGAGGGGGTGAGGACACCGAGTTCTGTATCGAGGCTGAGAAGGCTGGATTTAAGGTTATAGAGGTGTTTGAAAAGCTTTGGAATGGTGAGCAGTACACTGGTGGATTTCCAATCTACCATAAAGGTGAAGGAACCATGCACGACACCAATTTAGTGCAAGGTTGGGATAATATCTTTTTGCTTAATTCATTAAAGTTAGCAAAAAAATATAACATGGAGTGGTACCGCTGGAGGCTGTCAAATTATTGGGAGCGTGCGGTGTTTCTTAAAGGCGACTTAGTCTTCTCGCGCGAGGTGACAAGATACACTTGGGCAGCAAGAAACATGGTGGGCACGTCAGTATTTGAACTTGGTTGTTCTTCTGGTTACGGCAGACAGTTTTTTTCAGAACGTATCAACTATATTGGTTTAGATTATGATCCAATTATTGTTGAGGTGGCTAAAGAGCAAAATTGGACTGGCTTTAATAACTTATTTGTTAGTGGTGACATCAACCAGTTTATATTAGGTGACTACGACACCATCGTGGCGTTTGAGGTGATTGAACACCTTGACAACGGCTTAGAGATAGTCGAGAAGTTAAAGAAGCACTGCAAGAGGTTGTTGATCACCGTGCCAATGAACGAGCCGCCAGGATTTTGGGGACCACATCATAAGTTGCATGGCTTGAATGAAAGACACTTCCCTGGCTTTGAGTTTAACTATATCAACGAGCAAGGAATCATTACAGAAGTGCCTGAGCCAATTACACAGGCAAACCCTTGCAACCTAATGATTTGTAAATGGAGTGCAAATGGATAGAGTGTTGTGTTCTGTGGCAACACGTGGCAGGTATTTTACAACACTGCCTTTAGTATTAAATGCTATCATCAACCAGACAAAACAACCAGACAAACTGATTGTGTTTGATGATAACGATGAACCACAAGATATGCGGAAAGAAATGATTTACTCATATTTTTTCCAGATATTAGAAATTAAAGGCATACCGTGGGAGTGGCAGTTTACCGATAAAAAGGGGCAACACCACATCCACCAACGTGCTAATGAGCTGGGTTTTGATTGGGTGTGGCGCGTTGACGATGACGCAATACCTGAGCCCGACGTGTTGGAGACATTATTTTACTACGCTAAAAACGTAGACGAAACAGAAAGCCTTAAAATTGGCGCGGTGGGTGGATCAATACTAACACCGCCTTACATGCCAGACACTAGTAAGGTTACTGGTAAGATAGATAACATTAACAACGAGCCAAATATCCAGTGGGGTATGGTTCAAAGGGTAAGAACAGTTGAGCATTTACATTGTAGTTTTTTATATCGTGCTGGTATCAGCGACTATAATTTGGGCTTGTCCCGAGTAGCACACCGAGAAGAGACATTGTTTACGTATGACTTGTTTCGTAAGGGTTACAAGATACTAGCGGTTCCTGGTGCTATAACGTGGCATGTAAAGGAACAAAACGGTGGTATACGGATGGAGAAAAACAAGGAGTTGTACGTGCATGATGAGCAAATATTTAACAACATCCTTGCGCACCGTGACAAAACTATTGTGGTTCTTAACTGTGGTCTTGGTGACCATATTGTATTTAGTCACGTTTTGCCTTCAATACCTAATGCTGAAGTGTTTACGTGCTATCCTGAAGTTGTACAAGGTCAATCTATAGCCAAGGCAATTGAGTTATTTGGTGACATTGACCCTTGGAGCATTTACAAAAAAATGGATCAGTGGAAGTGGAAGGGCAGTTTAGAAGACGCATTTCGAAAGTTGTACCTATGATTATTATTGCACCATTTGCACAGAAGTTAAGAACGGGTAAATTAAACCCAAAGAACTACCCTTATTGGAAAGAGTTAATTAGCATGATTGACGAGCCAATTGTTCAAGTTGGCGTTGAGGGTGAAGAACAACTAGTAGAAGATTTTCGTAAAGGTTTGCCAATTAGTGAATTGCGTGAGTTAATTCGCGCGTGTCGCACATGGGTGGGGGTTGATAGTTTTTTTCAGCACCTAGCGTGGGATGAGGGCAAGCCCGGCGTGGTGCTGTGGGGGCCGTCTGATCCTCTAATATTTGGACACCCAGAGAATACTAATTTATTAAAAGATCGATTTCATTTGGTAGAAAACCAGTTTATTTGGTGGGAGGCAGCAGAGCACCAATCTGAACGGTTTGTTGAGCCACATATTATTTTAAAATACATTAATAAGGAATAATCCTATATGTCACAAAGTGGCTACACACCTATCTCCTTGTACACCAGCATAACAGCGACTAACGTTCCGTTGGCGAGCAACCTTGTCAACGGCGAGTTGGCGATTAACATTACAGACGGCAAGTTGTTTTACAAGGACAACTCTGGCGTGGTGCAGATCATTGCCTCAAAGGCTGGCAACGTCAACGTCTCGTCTATTAGTTTTGGATCAACCGGCTTAACGCCAAGTACGGCTACAACGGGTGCTGTTACGGTTGGTGGTACATTAATTACTAGCAACGGGGGTACTGGGTTAGCGAGCTACACAGCGGGCGACATACCCTACTACGCATCTGGAACCGCGCTATCTAAGTTGGGTATTGGTACTAGTGGACAGATTCTTAGATCAACGGGCACAGCCCCACAATGGGCAACACTATCAGGCGTTGCTGTTACTACATTTCAAACATCCCTATCAGGCTTAACACCAAACACAGCAACAAGCGGTGCAATTACATTGGCGGGCACACTAGGCGTAGCCAACGGTGGTACAGGACTCACAACCCTCACAGCAGGGTATATACCTTATGGTAATGGTACGAGTGCTTTTGGAAGTAGTAGTTCATTAACATTTAATGGTACAACATTAACAGCACCACAAACAGTTGTTTCAATGACTTCAGGGTCATCAAATTCAGGAACTACAAATTACGGATTATATTTAAATATTGGAACACCTAGTACAACGGGTGCATTTATTCGTTTTGCTGGTGCTGTTACATCAGATATTTATTATGGTCGTGTTGTAAATGCCGATGCTTTTGGTTGGGGAGTAGTTGGTGGTTCAGAGTTAATGCGTCTTACATCTGGCGGTAGTTTAGGTATAGGTACAACAAGCATTACAAACAGATTAACGGTACAAGGTTCGGGCGATATAAGTAAATTCACTAACGGTACTGTTTCATTGTATGGATATTCCGATTCAGCAGGATTAGGTTGGTTTACAAACACAGGTGCAACTGGGGTAGGTGTTTACTATAACAACACATCTAACTATCAAGCGTTTTATACAAACGGCTCTGAAAAAGCCCGCATTGACACAAGTGGTAACGTAGGTATAGGTACAAGTAGTCCGGGTGAAAAACTTCAAGTTAGTGGTGCTATTCGTGCAACAGGTGCAATAGCCTCTAACACTACAGGTGCAGTTTTAGCGTATCAAGGTTCAGGAACAAGTTTGCTTGGTGCATGGGGTATAAACTCATCTACTCGTGGTCAAATATCATTTTACCTTTCTGATAGTGTTGGTGGTATTGGTAACGAGTATATGCGTCTTTCAGATACAGTTTTATCCGTTACGCCCGGAGCAACAATTCAAGGTCTTACGGTGGGATTGGGTGGTGGTAGTGTAAGTACGAATACGGCAGTTGGTTTAAGTGCTTTAGCAAGTGGTTCTAATACTGGCACAGACCAAGTTGCTATAGGAAGATTAGCTCTTAATGTAAATACAAGCGGTGCATATAATGTTTCTGTAGGTTCTTCAACATTGACTGCAAACACCACAGGCTCAAGTAATACTGCCACGGGTTATGGAGCTTTATATACAAACATTACAGGTTCTTACAATACAGCAATTGGAACTAGTGCATTACAATTTAATACGGCTTCTAGCAACGTAGCAGTAGGTTATCAAGCGTCATACGCAAACACTACAGGAACAAACAACACAGTAATGGGTTATCAAGCTGGAGTTAGTAACACTACAGGTACAGGCATTACTGCTTTGGGTTATAGAGCTGGGTATAGTTTTAATACTGCATCTGAATCTTATCCTAGCGTATTTGTTGGGTTTAGTGCTGGTTATTCCATGAGTACAGGACTTGACAATACTTTTGTTGGTTCATACACAGGGTTTAATATAGGGGCTTCTAACTATAATGTGGGAATTGGTGGTGGAGCTTTATATACAGGTAGTGGTGGAAGTAATACTGCCGTAGGATATTTTTCTAGTTATGCTATGACTTCAGGAGGTAGCAATACTTCTTTAGGTTTCCAGTCATTACGCTCAAACACCACAGCATCTTTTAATACTGCGGTTGGTTATCAGGCAGGATATTCTAATACAACAGGTGCGTACAACACCGCTATTGGTCAACTTGCTTTATATACAAACTCAACAGGTCAACAAAATACTTCTGTTGGTAGAGCAAGTTTATATGCGAATACTACAGGAAGTTATAATGTAGCATCAGGAGTTTCAGCACTTACTGCAAATACTACGGGTGTCGGTAATACAGCTCTTGGATACACGGCATTAGTTTCAAATACTACGGCTGACTACAATACTGCTGTGGGCTATCAGGCAGGATATTCTAATACAACAGGTGGAACTAATGATTCTTTTGGTTACGCAGCTTTATACGGAACTACCACAGGTCAGTTTAACGTAGGTATTGGTGCAGTATCTCTTTATACAAACTCAACGGGTAGTTACAATACAGCCGTTGGTCGTGAAGCACTAAGATTAAACACAACAGCATCAAACAATACAGCAGTAGGCTATCAATCTCTTTATACAAATACTACAGGTACTCAAAATACCGCAGTAGGTTGGCAATCAGGGTTTAGTAATTCAACTGGTTCTAATAATGCTTTTTATGGTTATTACTCAGGTCAACTTACCACTTCTTCTAATAATACTTTTATTGGTAATGGTGCTGGCTATCAAGTAACAAGCGGTGCTAAAAACACAATTTTAGGTAATTACAACGGAAACTACGGTGGCTTAGACATCCGTACATCTAGTAACTACATTGTCTTATCTGATGGTGATGGGAATCCTAGAGTTGTTGTGAATAATAGTGGGTATATGGGTTTAGGGACGGTTAGTCCATCAGCACAGTTACAAGTTTCTTCGGGCTCGGCATCTATTAATACTTTATCGCTTGGCTCAACTTTAACAACCGCTTATTCAGCAACAGCAGCTAATTCAACAACGGCACGAATTTTAATATCGGGTGGAAATGCAACTAGTGCAGCTAACGGCATAGAATTTAGTTGTGGTGGTAGTAATGAAAATTTTGTTGGCTATGTTCAAGAATCAGGTGGTGCAGGTTCATTTGTTATCCAAGGATATAATGGTTCGGCTTATGCTGAAAGATTACGTCTTGATTCAAGTGGTAATTTGTTGGTGGGTACTACAGATAATACTGGTACTAATACGGGTGGTTTTGAGTTTTATGTTAGTTCAGGAGCTTCAAGAGCTTATATTGGTCACGTTACAGGAACATCATCAGGAACATTCTATTTAGCATTTAACTATAACGGTACATCAACAATTGGTTCTATCACCCAATCAGGAACAACTGCCGTTCTTTATAACACATCATCCGACCAACGTCTAAAAGAAAACATTGTTGACGCACCATCGGGTAACATTAACGACATTAAGGTTCGTTCATTTGATTGGAAGGCAGACGGTTCACATCAAGAATACGGTATGGTTGCACAAGAGTTATTAGAAGTAGCACCATACGCAGTAAGCCAACCACAAGACCCTGAAGAAATGATGGGGGTCGACTACTCTAAACTTGTGCCTATGATGATAAAAGAAATACAAGACCTTAAAGCCCGTATTGCAACCTTGGAAAACAAATGACCTACATCCTCTTTGCTATCTTTATTCTTCTTCAATTCCTAGACTTTTGGACAACGTATCACGTCATTAAGTCAGACAAAGGACACGAAGGCAATCCGATTATGGCGTGGTTATTCTCCAAAGTTGGAGTGATTAAAGGCTTTGTGATTGCTAAACTAATGGCTATCGGTGCAGTAAGCTTTATTGTATATACAACGCCCGTTAATGCTTCAATCTTTGTGTTATGTATTTTTAACTTGTTGTATGCTTATGTTGTATATCAAAACTATAGGATATTAAAATGAATAATTACGAATGGAAAATTACCTCCATGTCTACACTACCAATCGTAGACGGTGACCCAAACTATGTTGTGTTAGCAAGTGCATTAGTAACAGGCTCAAACGGTGCAACACCGCCCGTAACAGCAAGCCAAAATGTCAACGTGCAATTCACAGTATCAGCAACAAGCAACTTCACACCGTATGAAGACTTAACAGAAGAACAAGTTATTGGATGGGTGCAAGATGTTCTTACACCACAAGGCGTATCTAATTTAGAGGCAAGCATTGATGGCTCTATAGAAAGCATTGTTAACCCACCTGTATCACCAAGCGTACAACCGTTGCCTTGGGCTACAGTTTAGTATATAATAGTAATAGGGAAACCGTCACCCTATTTTGACGGATATTTTTTTAAACGGAAAAGTAATGGATAAGATCACTTTGTCAACTGAATTATTAAACGGAATCATGCAATACTTAGGAACACGCCCCTTTGTGGAAGTTGCAGGATTAATTGCCGAAGTACAAAAGCAAGCATCTGAGCAAGGTGCACAGGCTGTACAGGCAGAACAACCGAAAGAAGAGTAATATGGACGTCCAGACACTTATCAACACCGTACTACCAATTATCTGTGTGGCAATTGGTTGGTTTTGTAAAGAGCTCTGGACAGCCGTTCAGGTTCTTAAAAATGACCTTAATAACCTACGCACACACTTAGCAGAAAACTACATGCACAAGGAAGACTTTTCAGATCGTTGGGAGGAGGTTTTAAAAGCCATCCACCGCATCGAGGACAAGTTAGATAAGTTACAGGAGAAATAGTATGTCTTGGCTAGAAACCATCGCACCAACCATTGCAAGGGCAATTGGCGGGCCGCTAGGCGGTCTTGCCTACGAGGCTATAGCAAAGGTATTCGGCGTGTCTCAAGAGGTTGTCAAGCAGATGCTAGACGACGGTAACATGACATCCGAGCAGATTGCACAGGTCAAAATAGCCGAGATGGAGCTTAAGAAGACAGAAAAAGAATTGGGTTTAAACTTTGAGGCGTTGGCGGTTTCCGATCGTAAGTCGGCGCGTCAGATGCAGACAGAGGTAAAGTCCACACTGGTTCCAACCCTCGCCGTTATTATTGTTATCTCTTTTATTACCGTAGTGGTGGGCACGCTTTTAGGCTACTCAAAAATAGAGTCGGCAATGGCGGGAACACTGGTTGGCTATCTGTCTGCCAAGGCAGAACAAGTTATATCATTTTACTTTGGGTCGTCAAGTGGCAGTCAGGCAAAAGATCAAATGCTCTGGAAATCAACTCCCACCGAAAAGTAATGAAAAAATTTATCGTATGTATTGTATTGGCAGGATTACTGTTGCCATTATTTACCAACTATAGAGATCAAGAAATAGAGGCAATTATGGCAATTACTAAGTCAACCCTTGACACCATTATTCGATTTGAGGGCAAGCGTAACAAGGCCTACAAGGACACACAAGGATTGTGGACAACTGGCGTTGGGCACCTTATCAAGCCCAACGAGCAGCACCTCATCAACACAGTACTCACAGACCAGCAGGTAGAAGAGCTGTTTAAAAGCGACGCACAGTGGTGTGACGACGCTATTAGGACTGCGGTGAAGGTACCCATTACCCAGAACCAATACGACGCCCTAGCGAGCCTGTGCTACAACATTGGAGCCAACGGCTTTAAGACATCAAGGCTAGTCAAGGCACTTAACGCCGGCAACTACAAACTGGCGGCGGATTACTTTATGGACTGGGTGCATCCTAGTGTCTTAGTCAACAGAAGAAAACAAGAAAAAGCCTTGTTTTTAAAGGATACTTAGGGCTTAAATGTTGATTTTTTTGCATTAATAAATATAGGGCCTGATCACCCTTTTAATAATAACAACCTCGAGGATATAAAATGGACGGATTTAAAACATTACCTAAAATGAAATGCTTCAAAGTAGGCGGCTCTGTTCAATCAGAAGCGTACTGTGGCGGCGGCAAAGCCATGAAAAAAGGCGGCGAAGTCGACGACAAAAAACAAGACAAGGCAATGATTAAGAAGGCGTTCAAGCAGCACGACAGAGCCGAGCACGACAAAGAGCCAACAGAGATTAAGTTAAAAAAGGGTGGCCGTTCTAAAAAAGAAGTCGGCACCGTAAAGAAGTTTAAAGACGGCAGCGCTGTTTATGGTGTCAAAAAAGATAGCACAGACAAAAAAGAAATTGCTGCGGTTAAAAAAGAAAAGCCTAAGATGTTAAAGGCTGGCGGTAAAACTGGCGTTAGTGACGTAGAGAAAGAAAAATCTAAAAAATCTGGCGACGCTGTTAAAATGGAAAAAGTAAAGCCAACGGGTAACAAAAAGGCTGACGCACCTAGCGCGGCCGGCAAGGGTGGAAAAACAATCAAAAAGTTTGCTACGGGCGGTTCAGCAATTCCAGATGAACCACCATTTAATCCACAGCCATTTCCACAACAGCCAGACCCCGGATATCCAGCCCCCGGGTATGGTCCTTACAATCCAAATATGAATAGTAACGTTAATAGTAATAGTAATAGTAATAGTAATATGAATAACAACGTTAATAACAACACTAATACTAACACTAACACAAACAATAGTAACGACTTTAACACTGGATTTGGTGGCGGGCTTGGTGGTGGTGGATTTGGTGGTCGACCCGTAATACAACCGCCGGTACAAATAGATCCCGGTTATGGTGACGGCCCGTATCCTGATGGACCACAAGTCCAGCCTGGTTCCCCAGACTTAATGGCCAATTTATTTGGAAAACGTTAATGCCCTATCAGTCAAAAGACCAGCAGGGCGCAATGTACGCGGCCGCCGCCGGTAAAAGTAACATTGGCATACCTAAGAAGGTTGGTAAAGAGTTTGTTAAAGCTGGGCCAGCAACTAATAAACTACCACAAAAAGTAACTAAGCGAGCTTCTGGCCGCGGGAGATAACCTTGGCTTATTCTAATACAACTGGTAGCACAACGATTAATGTTGACCAGTTACTTTCTTATGCGTTCCGTGATGCTGGTAAGACAGCAGAAGAAATGACGCCTGAGTACATTGACGCCGGCAAGCAGGCGCTGTTTTACAACCTACAAAACCTATCCAACCTTGGCGTAAATCTGTGGCTATTAGAAAACCAACTGTATGGTGCTTTGACACAGCAACAACAGTTGGTACTCCCAAAGACAGTCATCGACGTGCGTGAGGCTAACTGGGTGTACGTTCAGAACATTCAAGCGTCTACGTACTTACCAACAGACAACTCAACGTCTCCCAACGCATTCAACCAAAACTCCACGTTAACATCCTTAGCAACGTCAACGATTTCAGAGAACTGGCTTGGTCTTGGATATCAACAAGCACAAAGCGTCTATTACGTTGGTTGGAACTGTTACGTTAACGGTAGTGGCACGCAGACGTTTAACCTAGTGTATGAGTACAGTGACGACGGTATTAATTGGATTACCAAACAAACGTTCCCAGAAATTACCATGGTGGACAAGCAGTGGCAGTACTACAACATATCTATCACAGAGCCACACTTGTTTTACCGTTTGCGTGAAACCGTAGCGACAACCTTCTCAGTACGTCAAATTGTATTCTCAACCAGCCAACAAGTTATTCCGTTAGCACGACTCAATCGTGACGACTATTGGAACCTACCAAACAAACAGTTTCCGTCAGTACGCTCGTTGCAGTACTGGTTTGACAGAACCATTGAGCCGTCTATGTACTTATGGCCAGTGCCTAACAACCCATACCAAATGTTTCAGTTGCTTGTTGAAAAACAAATGATGGACGTTGGCTCGTTAACAAACCAAATCTACGTGCCGGATCGTTGGATTAACTGCGTACAAAAACAGTTGTCACACTCTATGTCATTGCAGTTACCAGGTGTGGATATGGCTAGGGTTCAGTACTTAGAAGCGCAAGCCGCAAAGGCATTCTTACAAGCCAGTGAAGAGGATAGGGACAAATCACCTATCTATTTCCAACCTAACATAAGCTACTACACAAGATGAGCGTAATAATGACATATGACTCGCTGGTGTCAAATATCCAGCAATACATGGAGCGAGATGACGCTGACTTTATTGCGCAGATTCCTAACCTTATTGCTTTGGCTGAGTCGTCCATTGCGGCTGAGTTAAAGACATACATGCAGTTGATTGTGGTTGAGACTAACCTAGCGGTTAACCAAACGGTGCTCAACAAACCCGCGCGTTGGCGCAAGACTGTGTCAATGAAGGTTAACGGCCAGCCGATACTGTTACGTAGTCAAGACTATGTGTCTATGTACTTGTCAGAATCATCTGGCGGACAGCCACTGTACTACGCAGACTATGACTACAGCAACTGGAATTTTGCACCAAAACCAGACGTAGCGTACCCAGTGGAGATTATTTACTACGCCGAAGTTCAGCCACTGGATGAAAACAACCAACAGAACCTATGGACACAAGTTGCCCCACAGGCGATGCTTTACGGTGCATTATTACAAGCGCAGGGCTATTTAAAAGCTTTAGACAAGCTCCCAGTGTGGAAACAATACTACACAGACGCAGTAAATGCATTGAAAAAAGAAGACGATATTCGTCGTGTGGATCGTAATACGAACGTACAAGAGCCCTAATATATGACTACACCAGTTTATACCTCACCATTTACAGGCACCGTTGTCACGCCAACTGACGTTTCCTATTCATCACTTTCATTTGGTGCCGATACCCCATTATTTTGGCCAGCAATTGTTAACCAAGGAGATGGTGAAAACCCAGCGACACGCATCATTGACTGCACGGCCACGACAACTGGGTTATCTATTAGTCTACCACAAGCAAACCAAGGGACTGTTGGTGCCGATATTTTGTTCCGCAACCTTGGCGCCAATTCATTTTCAATTAAGGATTACGCTGGTGGAAACTCAGTTACGATTGCTGCGGGCGTATCAAAGTATTTTTATCTACAAGACAATACAACGGCGGCGGGCACTTGGGGTAACGTAACATTTGGTGCGGGCACGTCTTCAGCAGACGCCGCTACATTGGCTGGTGCGGGTTTAACAACCGTTAGTGGTCAATTAGCAACCACGCAAAACGTAATTGACATATCTGTAGCACCAACCATTACTAACGCCAACCGCGCCTCAACATATAACTGGCTTGGTGGACTTGGTAACATTACACTACCATCAGTAGCAACACTGACGACAGGTTGGTTTATTGCCTTTAGAAACAGCGGATCTGGTGCGTTATCATTTACGCCACCATCACCACAAACAATTAACGGGTCGTCGTCCATTAGCACAAACCCCGGCGACTCTGGGTTTATATTTTATGATGCTAGTGCCAACCAGTACATTACCGTTGGTTGGGTGACACCAAATAATGTGGTGTTTACTTCTGCTACATACGACGTTGACGCTATCACGGGCAGCACGTTAAACCTAGTGTCTAATGCACCAATTATTCAAACATACGTAGCACAATCTGGATCACGCACTACAACCTTGGCTGTAACACTACCAGCAATTACGCAGTTATACATTTTATCAAACAGCACCAATCAGTCTGGTTACAATATTACATTCCAAAATCAAGGCAGTAGTCAATCGCCTTTAGTGTTGTCCACTGGTAATATTTATACATTGTTAAGTGACGGTCAGTTTTTATATGTACTAAACGCATCGTCATCGTCAACGTTTAAAGCTATTAATGGCACCGCTGGTGCGCCGTCTTACTCTTTCTTAAACGACGCCACTACGGGTATGTACTTGCGTGGTATAGGCATCTTGGGACTATCAGCAAACGCTGTAGAAATAGTTGACATTAATGCTACCAACTTATCTGCACCACTGGTGACGGTTAACGCTCAACTTAATGCCACACTGATTAGTGGCGGGACGTTCTAAATGGCGGCTGATAATCAGCAACAGGATAAGTCGCAATACACTTCAATTTACAGCCTAGCAATACCAGCTGGAATTAAGCGCGATGGTACACAGTTTCAAAATGAACAGTATACCGAAGGTGTATGGTGTAGGTTTCAACGTGGCGATCCTAAAAAAATGGGTGGTTATCGCACATTGTTTACCAGTAACGTTGGTATTTATCGTGGCATGGTTTCACAGCCGTATGATGGCGTCAACTATATTTTTGCTGGGAACTATAAAGAACTAGATGTGTTTACCTGCGGGATTAACTACGGCACTGGTAGTGGACCGTTCAAAGTTAACATATTACCCGGCACGGTGCAATTTACGTTAGTGTCCCAAACTAGCTCGAGTTTTGTAATTGCCGGTAACGTAACCGCACAATTCCCTGGGGGCACTAATGTTATTTTTAACCAGTCATCACCAGTTAATTTTGTAACGACAACGGCTACGTACTCATCGCCAAACACCACAGTTAACGTGACGGGCACCATTACTGGTAGCCCAACAAAAGTTTGGTTAAACAACTCGGCGGTGTTTACACAAGATCCAAACTTTGGACCATACAGAATAACGTGGCAGTTTGACTCACAATTCAGCCCACAGGGCGGGCAGTTACAAATATTTGCTCACCCAGGGTACAACCTTGTTGACGTTGATAACGGCGTTCCATCACAACTACTAGTTGGTAACATTACGCCAACATCAGGCAACACATGGTCGTTTAGTGGATTGTCGGATAGCGCAGGACAAAACCCAACCTATCAACCTATCAGTGTAGACGGCGGTATTTGTGTGCTGTATCCATTTATTTTTGTGTATGGATCACACGGTTACATTGCTAACAACAACGTCAGTAGCACGTACGCACAACAAAATTTTTATGATTGGAATGGCCCATTAGCCAACCAAGTCAACGTTGCCGCTTCTAAGATTATTAAAGGCATGCCAATGCGCGGTGGTACAAATTCACCCGCTGGATTGTTTTGGGCAACGGATAGTTTAATTCGTGTTTCATTTAACTCATCGGCGTCTAGCACGGCTACGGTAAGTCAATACTGGAACTACGACATCGTTTCAAGCCAAATCTCTATCATATCATCAAACGCAGTAGTGGAGATGGACGGTGTGTTTTATTGGATGGGTGTTGATCGATTTTACCAGTACAACGGTAACGTATCAGTAGTGGCAAATGATAAGAACGTAAACTACTTATTTAACAACTTAAACTACACACAACGTCAAAAAGTCTGGGCGACTAAAGTGCCTAGATACAACGAGATTTGGTTCTTTTATCCTCGTGGTACGGCTTCAGAGTGTACTGACGCTATTATTTATAACGTAAAAGACAAACTTTGGTACGACGCCGGACAAGCTACTGGAGCACAACGTTCTTGCGGTTACACTACTGAGTTATTTCCAACGCCAATATGGGCGGACTGGAACTACACGCCGTCATTTAGTGCGCCATATACTGCCATTACAAACCCCGCCAGTTTACCCGCGGCTACTAATAACCAAATGTATATTGCTGGTAACGTGACGTCTATATTTCCGCCAGGCAGTATATTAACCTTTTCATTAGGCAACGACCCAACACAAACCTACCAAGTGACGTCGGCAGCGTTCACCATTAACACAACCATTGGAATGCCGGGGGTTACTTTTATTACGTTTTCTGGTTCAAACAGTATCAACGTATTGCCAGGATCATTGGTGTACCACCAAACTAGTGGTTATACAATTTGGCAACATGAGTTTGGTCAAAATCAAGTTAACCTTAACACAGAGGTTGCGGTATATTCTAGCGTTACTACAAGCGATATTAGTTGGTTGACTGGTAGCCCGAGCCAAGAGGGGCTGATTGGGGTTAACCGCCGTATGCACTTACGTCGTGTTGAGCCAAACTTTTTACAAACTGGCACCATGGCAATGACCATTTTGGGTCGTAAGTTTGCTAATAGTGCAACCGAAGAAGTTTCTGGGCCATATTACTTTGAGCCACATACAGATAAGATTGACTTGCGCGTAGAGCATCGTTTGATGCGTTTAAGGTTTGAGTCAAATGAAATTGATGGAAACTTTGAAATGGGTAGGTTAATGATTACGGCAGAGTTTGGCGATGAAAGGCCGTAAGCATGACAATTTATGTTAATAAAAACAACCAGCAGTTTTTTCCTTTCATACCAGAAAATTCTACTTGGGAAGACTGGAACGGTAACTTTATTATTTATTACGGGCAGTTAAATATACCGTATAATATAGAAGAGAACTGGAAAAATACAGCCGATACTATAGCTAGTACGTTTACGTTTTCGGCGTTTCCACTGCCAAGTTCTGACTCTTATGAAAATTGGCAAGACTGGGCAAAAGAAGTAACCCTAATGATTAACGGAAAAAGCCATTAATATGAACATTAATATGAATACGAGTTATTAATTATGCCTTGGATAAATACTTCCGTAGGTCAGAGAAACTTTATGCAAGACCCTGATACTTATCAGGGCGAAGGCATTCTACGAATGATGGGTGGTGATTTTATAGATAATTTATCTGAATTAGGTACAGATGAATTAATAAGACAAGCTACTCAAAATAAATTAGCAGGCAATGAAAACGCTTTTAATTATTGGACAGACTATCTTAAAGAAGACAGAAATTACAATCCTGTCAATATGAATGAAGAAATTAAAAATGCTGCATATCAACAATTGCTTTCCGAAGGCTATAACAACAACAAAATTAGTGATGAAACAGTAAAAAATGTATTTAGAGTTTTAGGGGAGCAGGGTTATACTCCCGAACAAATTGGGGCACAGTATAAAACCAATATGGAAAACTTTTATGCTGGCGAACAAGAGCGAGCAAACAGACACCACACAGGGTTTTCAGCATTTTTAGAAAGAGCAGTTCCAGCTTTGTCGTTGGCAATGGTAACGGGTGGCTTAGGCAGTGCATTAGGAGGTGCTCTTGGTGGTGCTTCACTAGCCTCAAGTATTGGTACAGGTTTAGGATTAGAAGTAGGTGCAGGTGCTGTAACCCTTGGTAATGCTGTTATAGGGGCAGGTACAAATGCATTAATGGCTGCAGCAACAGGTGGTGATGTAGCTAAAGCAGCTGAACTAGGTGCAATAGGTGGTGGTATTGGTGCTAACTCAATGGATATTGCCTCTAGTATTATGGGTGGTGGCGATGCAGGCATTTCAAATATTAATGATATTGCATCTGCAATAGGTCAAACACCAAAACAAGTAGCAAACTTAATTTCTAATGCTGTGTCTACAGCAGTTTCAACAGTAGCTGTTAATGGTGGTGACCCAACAAATGCAATTTTAAATAATTTGGCTTCAACAGTAATAGGAAGCTATGCTGGAAGTGTTGTTAACCAAATAGACCCCGGTCATTTAGATACTGCCGTTTCTATTGCATCGGGTGTAGCTAAAGTTGGTACTGCCGCAGCTCTTAACGGTGGTGACATTGGTTCGGCAATTACAAACTCTTTGCCTAACATTATTGGGAATATAGGTAGTAATGAAATAAAAAACACATCAAATTCAACAAGTCAACAATTATCTGAAACACAAAGCCCACTATCAATGATGGCTAATAACCAAGATAATGAAAGGTTTGGTGCATTAACTACAGCATTTCAAAACCCTGAAAATGTAGATAATAAACCAACCTATAATACAGCACAAACTCCGACTATAGAACTTAGCCAAGACACAGGAAATGGCTCAACAGCACCATTAAGTTTTTTTAATCAACCAGCAACGTCAACACCTGTTACACCTCCCTTAAGTCAAGATAATGACTATAAAGAGTTCTTGCCATTTGATACAACTAAAGGCTGGGCTGATGAAACTGGGTTTACTGTTGAACAACCTATAAATAATCCGTTCGTTGAAGAACCAACTGTAGCTAATACAACTAAAGGCTGGGCTGATGAAACATTAAAACTTCCTACGTTAGAAGAATTGTATGGTACTGATTTAACAACGCCATCACCTTTATTGGCTTCTGTATTAGATTCAATAAAATTACCTGATTCAAGTTCTAATTTAGGCACATTAGCAAGTGCAAACACTACAGGAACAACAAGCGATATTGGACCAACTTCATCTGTTGGTAATTTACCATCTTTTACGCCTTTAAAAACAAATGGCACATATGACCCAAATATTTCAATAACTCAATCAGAGCCATTACGAGTTGAATCATCGGGTGTTCCAATTTTTGCTGAGAGTTCAAATAGTGGCGATGTAAATGTTCCTGAAGGGTTTCAGTTAGCTCCAAGCTCTGTTGTATCAAGTGCAGTTTATAATGATGAAAGTGGAAAGCTTGTCGACCCTAACACAGGTGCTTACTATGATGAAAATTTAAATGCTTGGCTAATGCCAACATCAAAAGCATTTGAACAATCTACATTTACTCCTAGTGACTCAAAAGCTCCTGACAATGCTACAGTGGTAGCTCCATCAGCAACCAAAGTGCTTGGTGGTGGCGAAGGTCAAGGTAATGTTTTTGTGCCAGGCACTCCTGTTACTGAGTTTCCTTTAACCTCTTTAGAGACAAAAACAAAACAACCAATCTCACTTCCTCCATTATCAAATTTAAATATAGTTCCATCGAGTGAGCAAACCAAATCTGTTGAAGAAGTTAAGCCCATTACACCACCGTTAAGTCAATTGACTGAACCACCTAAGCCTATTACACCACCGTTAAGTCAATTGACTGAACCACCTAAGCCTATTGAACCACCTAAGCCTATTGAACCACCTAAGCCTATTGAACCACCTAAGCCTATTGAACCACCTAAGCCTATTGAACCACCTAAGCCTATTGAACCACCTAAGCC